TCAGCGGTCCGACTCGTAGGCCGCAACACCCTTCCCTATGGAACGCCACGCATCCTGTGGCATGCGCGCGTCGCAGATGAATACCTCGACCTCCCCGCCTTCTTTCGGCTCCGCAGGCCGAATAGCTGCATGCCGGAGAATCGTCTCCATGTCCGGTACGTAGCTGCTCTCCGAGCCGTGGAACGACCAGATGCCGAATTTCCCAGCGCTGCCCACCTGGTGGTCGAGCTTCACCGACCAGCCCTTGAATCGAATGACCAGCATCGCCCTGCTCCGTAGGAAAATGCCGTAGTCTACTCCTAATTCTGACAGGCCTGGTTCGCAGCCAGGAGTTGCGCCTCGTAACCAATCCGCTGCCGCCGCTCGGCCAGCAGCGCACGGACCTTGGTCTGTAGGTCGTCGTCTTTCCGCAGCCCAGCCGCTGCCCATGCCGGCACCTCCACTGCCGGCACTCGGCACGGCACCGCCACCGGCACCTCTACGCGCACCGTGCGCGGCTCGGCTTCCTGCCGGCCGGCGCATCCCGCCAGCGCGAACACCACCAGCATCAGCACTATCCTCATAGACCCAACTCCTGATCAATGACCGCCTCGGCGGCCGCACACTGCTCGCCGGCGGTTCGCTGACTCAGCAGGCGTTGGGCTCCGGCATACTGCTCCGCGGCCTGCTGCCGTCCCCGATCCACAGCCTGCGCGGCATCCCGGGCGCGCTGCTCGTCGGCCAGGCGCAGCGCGGCAACCTGCCGGACCTGCTCCGCCACTGCGGACTCCAACTCTCCCCGGGAGGCACGGCAGGCAATCAGATCCGCCAGGGCAGCATCGAGCTGCGGCCGGTAGTGTCGCGCGCCGAGCCAGACACCGCCAGCGGAGCCGAGGCCGACCAGAAGCAAGCAGGCCAGCATGATCGAGACAACGCGGGCCGAGATCACGACAGCGGCTCCAGGAACAGCGCCCGCTCCGCCGCTCGGCGCCTAGCCAGACCCTCCAAGCGCTTACCACCCGCATTCACCCAACGCGGGAACTGGTCCGCTGCTCCCTGGTAGTCACCCCTGTTCAGCAGCTTTAGCAGCGTGGACGACGCCAGATTGGCCGCGCCAAGGTTGTACACGAAGCTCATCATGGCATCCCACTGGTTCTGGTTCAGCTCCACCTTCACCAGCTTGTCCAGTTCAGGTTCGAAGCGCTGAATGTCGTTGGCTAGCATCCGCTCGGCCTGCTCGACGGTGATCGTCATGTAGCGGGTGACACCTCGTGTGGTGCCGTAACCTATGGTCCAGACATCCACCGAATCCTGGTAGGCGGACAGGCGCAGGCCCTCGAACGATTTGATGAGGTCTATGCCTCGTTGGGAAGTACGCATTTACGGGCCTCCAGAAACGACGAAGCCCGCTCAATGGCGGGCTTATCTTCGTCGGGAATGTGTTCGGGTTAGCTACCGGTCAGGATCACCAACAGCACGGGAGACGACAGCCAGGCGGCGGCTCCACAGGCGAGGATCAGCAGGCTGACCCCGATGCAAAAGTTCAGGAAATGACTCGTTGGCATTTTGACCTCCAGCCAGTCTTTAACCTTCAGCAAGATTGGTCTACGATTCACGTATGTTCTGCTCCTTGTCCTTCCCAAGGGGTGGAAATAAAAACCCCCGGCACGCTGTGAACGTCCGGGGGTTTTGCTTTTCTGTCTTGCGCGACTACCAGTCGGTTTCGATGCTCAGAGAAACCCTTGGATGGTCGAGTTCGGTATACATGCTTTTCACTGTTGCCTTTGTGATCCGCCCACCCGCCTTCATCTTTCGGGTGAAGAACGCGGCCCGATCTCTCTTGATGTAGCCGATTTGTACGTCAGTCGGGAGGAACAGGGTGAACCAGCGCCGGACATGCACGTAGACGGCGATGGCATTGGGGTCGTGCGGGTTGTCCGGTTCTGGCACTAGCTTGACTTCCATTCCGGGGCGTACAGCCAGGCGTATTCTGCCGCTACGACCTTCGAATCCTGTGCCCGTGACAATCACGCTGTACTGCATGGCAATCCCTTATTGATCAGTTGTCAGCAGGTCACGACGCTATCAATCGCCCGTGCATGACGCCAGACCTCGAGGTCACAGTTCTCTTGTCCAGTCGCCGAGCCCCTTCGCCTTCATCTTTTCGAAAGTCTGGCGCGCACGCTCAACCAGCATGGGAGCCAGGGGGACACCCTGCTCGTCTACGAGAACCTCAACGAGTGAGCACCTGCATCCCTCTGAATTGCCATCACGCGCATACCACTCCCTTACCTGATCAGCAGTGAAAAGCTTTCCATGCCTTGCCGCGTGAGAGGTTCGGGTATCTGGACGAAGGGCCGATAGATGCATAAACAAAGTCCTGCAACCGTAGCTGCTGGACGCGCTATTCAGCTTAGCCATTCGATTCGCATGGATGCTCGCTGAGTCGATTTCCTTTTTAGCCACCCCAGCCCCTCATGAACGTTGACGAATGCTGGCGTTTATTCCATATTCCGCCTGCCGCTGCAAATTCAGCGGTCGGGCTTGGCCGCCCGAATCGGTAAGGTGCACAGCGCCGCAGGGCGTTTTTTTGTGCCTCGCTTTATGGCGGGCTGTGCGTGGGACACCTTCGGGTGTGCCGGGAGCCTTACCCCCGGTCGGCCAACCCGCGTACAGTTCGCCTCCCTCTTCTTGGTCGCAGAGATGGCGAACTCCCAAACAGGTAAGGAGTCCTCATCATGCAAACCGCTCAAGTAATTCCGTTCCAGTTCGACGCTCGCGAAGTCCGCACCATGCTGATCGACGACCAGCCATGGTTCGTTGCTGCCGATATCGCCTCTGCTCTCCAGTACCTGACTGCAAAGGATATGGCGCGGAATCTGGACGATGACGAAAAGGGTAGGCAGATTCTGCCCACCCCTGGCGGTGATCAGGAAATGCTGGTCATCAATGAGTCTGGGCTGTACTCGGCGATCCTGCGCAGCCGCAAGGCCGAAGCCAAGCGCTTCAAGAAATGGGTGACCGCCGAGGTGCTTCCTGCGATTCGCAAGTATGGTCGCTATGAGGACTCCAGCAACAAGATGGCAACCCTGGTTGGCGAAACCATCGGCACCGACGGCTTCCACATGCTCGGCTCGCTGATCAAGGGCAAGGTAGCCGCCCTCCCCGTCGAAGTCCGCCGCCGCGCCACCGCGAAAATCTGGTCACAGACCCATGCCGCATTCGGGGTTCGGTCTGCCACAGACATCCCCGCCAATCAGTTGGATGCGGCCCGCAACTTCGTCGCCGCCTACAGCGTTCACGAAGGCGAATGGCTGCCGAAGCCTGAAAAACGCTGCGGCACCATGCTCAACGACCACCAGCTCTACGACGTGTACTTCGTCTGCCACCACTTCCAGTATCTGTTCGAAATCTTCAAGCGCCACAGCCTCTACAGCTTCCTTGGGCAGCACGGCTCCCGCGCGGGCGTAGAGATGATCGACCACTTCAAGGATGGCTACATGGGCGTCTGGAAGCTCAGGAGGGATTTCGATGGTGAGTTCGATGCCGTACAGCGGCGGCTGGGGCTCAACCGGTATTCTGAATTCCGCATTCGATGAGGTTCTTGGCCCCGTTTCGGCGGGGCCTGGAATCATGCTTATCGTCAATTTGCCAGAATGTACGGCTCTGCCGTACAATCAAAAAATGCGAACAGTCATCGAAACAGAGATTTTCAAACGCTATGCAGACGACATCTGGAACGACCTCGAACGGGAGGAGTTCATTACGTGGATTGCAGCCAACCCCTTGGTCGGAGATGTGATCCCAGGATCGGGCGGGCTTCGCAAGGTGCGCTGGTCTCGCCCCGGCATGGGTAAGCGCGGCGGCGCGCGCGTGATCTACTACAACGCCGAAGAGGCGCATTCCATCTGGCTACTGATAGCGTACACAAAATCAAAGTTCGATAACCTACCAGCATCCACCTTGAGCAAATTGAAAGAGGCTATGAATGGATAAGGAACTTGAAACCTTCGAGGCCGACCTCCTCGCCTCGATTGACGAAATGAAGAAGGGGAAGATCGCCCGCTCAACACAGATTGAACTTTCTCCGGTTGCCGAAGTTCGCGCAAAAGTTGGCATGCCACAGTCTGAGTTCGCCGAGCTTTTGGGCGTGAGCGTCCGCACGCTGCAAGACTGGGAGCAAGGACGCCGATCCCCGTCTGGAGCAGCGAAAACCTTAATTAAGGTTGCTGGCATGCACCCGGAGGCATTGCGGGAGTTGCGCGTCTGAAAGAAATAAACGAGATTACAGCTCGCTAATTAACAGGTCGCCTCTTGTTTGAGGCGACCATATTTAAATTAACCAAAACTTACGACAGTAACAGCTCTGGTCGATGTATCTCCATTTCTTATGTTAATTGTTCCTGCCCCAGAAGCTTGAGCCCATACCCTAAAAAGACCGCTGGCTGGCTCTGACGTGGTTCCAACAGAGATATCAGAGCCTACCGCTAGCGCTACAACTCCAGTTGCTGATATAGATACAGCCCCCTGAGATGATGCGCTTCTGTTTATAGATATAATCGCAAAGCAGACACCATTATTCACGCCATGCCCCTGAATCTGACCTACAGCGCCAGCGGGGATGCTTACAGACTGAACACGCATGCTGCCGCCGACAGACTGCCCTTCGCCTGCGATTGCATATGGACGCATAACACTCCCCGGATTCACCAGTGATGTATCAGCAGATCCATTTCTGGTAAATCCGACGCATCCGTATTCGCTTAGCTCTACAACCACAGCATTTCCGGCTACGCGATGGGTGAGAATTGGCCGTAATGATCCGGTATTTATACAGTTTTCTGCGTACACCTTTGCGCCAAGCGGAGTGGATGAACCACTGCTCTTTGCTCTGATCAGCTCAGTGGTGAGCCCGTCTACGCTCACGTTAGCGACCTTTAGCGCATTAAGATCACCGTTCACCAGATATTCTACTAGCCGGTCAACTGGACCTTGCACCTCAACATCCTCAACGGATACCAGGCCGGTACTCACCCCCGGAGAGAACGTCTGTATAACCTGCGGAATTGCTGGGCTAGAGTGGTTAGCTACATATACACCCTTTACTTTAAGGGATGGCCTTTTGCGCTCTACAGTTCCTTCACCGCCGTTTATAACCGTGCTCGGCACGTTACCGCCGTAGTAAAGGCACACAACGTCCTCGACATAGCCGGCACCCTGTTGGAATGAAATCTCCTCATTACCTACTCCAGACGCAGGGCCAGTTGTTCTAATAAACTTACCACCAATAACCTGGCCGGTTGTCATTTGGGATTTGATGCTGCGACCATAGCAGTTCCTAAAGACCCCGCGCGTAATACTAAACGTGCTGTCTATAGCATTTACACCTGGAGTAACTGCGTGTGGCCCGAAAACACGGATACCGTCCATATCATCCTGATAGGATGGGTCTTCGCTGCTTATATTTTCTATATATGGGTCAACAATTGTGACTGTGCGCGGATATCCAATTCCGTCGCTATTTCCAAATACGGCAATACCGGACACGCCAACCATTCCTGAAATTCCAGCACCAGGCGCAAGCACAACATTTCGCACAATTGGACGAATCAAGGTGACGCTGGTAAACCCCCCGCGAATTAGGATACCGTCTCCATTTGCATAGGTAGCATCCGCCCTCCGTATATTTTCAACACGTAGGTCGCTGGCAAACATGGTTCCGTAGCCTAGCGGATAGAAATCTGCCGAATTGTTGCGAAGATAGATTCCAGCAAAGGCTTTTGATGCGCCATCAATAAACAGCGGACCTTCGATTCTATGATCAAGCGGCAACACGGAAAAATAGAGAACAGACTCCTTGATGGTAGATGAGTCCATGAAAATCTTTGCGCCACTGGATTTCCAATCGATGGCGGCAGGGATGGTTGCCTGGTTCCCAATTGAGCGTGTAATCCTGATCTGCAAATTTCCGAGGTCAATTGGCACGCCTGCCATAATGGCATTTTCCAGCGCATTAGAGTCGTCTGTAACTCCGTCACCCACAACGCCGAATTTACGGACGTGAATGCGGTTCGGCAAATAGTCGCCAACTTTCCCATCGAGAGCGCCAATCATCTGCATACCGTCAGGTTCACTCAATTCCTGCCTGAGGGTTTGATCTATCTGCGCAACGAGCAGGTTCTGGTCAGTCGCCCAGTTCCCGGTCAGCTCAACGGGGAATGATGCCGGGCGCTTGACGCTGTAGAGGTTGTCCCCGCGCTGGATCAGTTGGGTCGCACGGTCTACGGTCAGCGGGGAGCCGTCGACGTATACCAGGAATCCAGGCTCGAAGCCTTGGGCGTCCAGCCAGTCATTGAACTGCTCTTCATACCCCTTCATCGTTGGGCGACTAACGCCGAAACGATCATTCCACGTGGTGTTCACCCGGTCGTTCATCGCCGCGTCGAAGTTCTCGGCGTTGTCGTACAGATCACGTGGGTCTTTGGAGCCCAGCGGGTTACCGGTGGCGTAGGTCGTCATGCAAATTCTCCGGGCATGAAAAAGCCCGCTCTATGGCGGGCTCTGGATTTGTGTGTGCGATCAGTTGGGGGCGCTGGCGTTGTCGTAGGTGTAGACGCGCTCGTCATAGTTCGTCGCACGGACGGACGCAGCGGTATTGCCGTTGGGATCGATGGAGCTGATCAGGGCCGGGTATGGGTTCCCGAGCAGCAGGTGCGGCGGCTCGATTTCCCATGAAACGTCAGGGACGAAATCGATGCTGGGAATGCTCAGTCGGTAGTCGTCTATCCGAGATGCCGGGTATCCGCCGGAAACCGTTCCGTCTGGCCGGCGCAGATACAGTGCTGGAGAGTTCAGCAGCGACCAGTCGAGCGGCTCGCTGGACTCGATCAGCACCGAGTTTCCCGAGATCACGAACGATTTCAGGTATGCGCTCTGCGCCAGCCCAGGGCCTGGAACATCGCCGGCAAGGGCCACGTAATCCCAGAACTCGCTGTTCAGCGCGTCGAGCCCGGTATCGAACGAATACTCAGTTCTCCGGTATCGCTGAGCCATCCGGCGGCGCATCCCGTAGCGCCAGGCGCGATCGCGGTTTGTGACACCGACAGCCGTGATCTTCTCGACCTTCCTGCCAACATCGCCGGGCAGGCGGCACTGGACGGTATCTTCGATCCAGCCGTTGGCATTGACGAACTCTACATCGACGCCGTCGTAGTCGTCCTCAGACGGCGCGCTGATGCTGATCCTCAGTGGACCATCCATGTTCTGCGGCGAGTACATGTGCCCGAATGTGGTCCTTGGCTCGTCTCGGGCCGCAGAGATCACGCCGCGCTTAATGGTCTTCTCCGCATATCCGGCCGCAAGCACGTCATCCATTATCTGCGCGACCGTGACCTTGCCGTCCTCGTAGATCATGTCGAACGTGTCGCCGCGGGCCTTCCAGATTGCGTCCAGCCGATCGAGTTCCTCAAGATCGAGATCCGCATCGGTGTAGCCGCGTTCCTTCGCGATGTAGCAGAGGAATGGGACGATGTCTCGCGTTGCTATCTCGGGTGTCCATGCACCGTTCTGCCGAGTCGGTAGCATGCGGGTAGCCTCTACCGAGACGCGGCTTTCTGTCTGCGCAGCGATGCGGTCAGACGACCGATACCGAACAGCCATTACCGTGACGCCGGCGTAGGACGATGGAGCCTGCAGGCGCGCGCGCATCCCGTACCACTGTGTGCGGTCCCGATATTCGGACGTAGAGTTGCCGCCCTGGTTGACGAACACTTTTCTGATGCGAAACTCGGGCCGCATCATGTACGGCAGCGGGATGCCGTCCGTAAAACCCTGCTGGTCGAGAGAACTGCCAGCATGGTTCTTGCTGACCGTCGTCCATGCGCCGCCGATGGCCATGTCTCGCCACTGGATGTCGTAATAGGTGCGGATCTGGTAGATCTGCCCTTCCCTGCCTACGCCGCACAGGCCTTCCGGGCAAAACACGTCGATCTCGACGAAGTTGGTCTTCTCCGACACAGGGCATGCAGGGAATGGCCCGCGCCAGCCCCCTTCGAGGCTGGTCGGATCGATGGTGACTCGGGACGTAGACGAGTTGAGAGCGGTGAATCCTGGCCAGTCAACATCGACACCACCCGCACTGGTCAGCCGCTCGACGGTGAGTTGCTGCGCGCTGTAGGACGTGATCCGATAGCGCAGTCCGCGCGGGCCGATTGCTGCATTGCCGGAACCGGTCTGCAACGCATTGGCCGGCGAACCGTTGCTGTAGTTGAGCGTCATCGACGTGGAGGTAATGTCGTTCACCAGGTAGAGGCCGCCGTTGGTGCCAACAACCTCGATCTCGTCTCCGATATCCAGGCCCAGTTGCGCGATGTCACCGGTCACGACATCGCGATCAGAGCCGCCGCCATCGTTCACCGAATAGGGGTACATCGCCTCAACGCGCAGGATCGTCCCCGCAACCCAGTCAGAGGGGAACGACCCGGCTCCGGCAGAAATGATGATGTTCGTTCCAGAAAACGTGAACGTAGTTGCCGACGGGTTCGGGGTGAGATTGGAACTCTCGGTCAGGTCAAGACCGGCGTTGCCGGTTGAACTCGCGCCAACCTCTTCGACCAGATGCCACCAGACCGATGCAGGGTGCCCGCTGACGTTCTGCCATGGTTCGAAAATCTGGAAAGAGGCATCAGCGCCCAGTGCCAGGAACGACGTGTCACCGATTTTCGCTGCCCCTTCGGCGATCTGGAACCGACCACGGCCGATGCACAACAGCATTTCGGTCCACTGCTCGCGCGGTCCAGCAAAATACTTCCTGGGAGGCAGGATGTAGTCTGGGAAGATCAGGCGACGGCCGGCAACCTCACGAATGGCGTCGCCGAGCTTGACTTTGTTTCCGCGTACATCAGATTGAGAAAGACCTTCGCCTTGACCTGGGGTGGCAGGAGTTTTTGGCTGCCCAGGCGTGAACATTTTGAATAAAGAGCGGAAGACACCTGTAACGCCCTTGAACAGCGCTGCCGTGATCGTGAACGGATCAGTCCCGCGCGGGAGCTTGTAGATCCTCACAATGTCGCCGCGGTCGATGATGCGCTCGGCCCACTCACCGGGATGGATGAACTCCTCATGGGCCTTTTTCTGCTTGTCTGTGAGGTCATCGCAGAGCGCAACCTCAGCGGGGACAACACCGATAGAGAACGGGTGGACGTCGTGGCAGCGGTACCCGGGCGAATTCGCGGTCAGCCAGGCATGAATCGTCATCCTGCGGCCGATCGGATGCCGCTCCAGCGGTTCTCCGTCAAGGAGCGATGGGTAGATTTCGATCACGGTAGAAGACCACCTTGGAGTATTTGTCGGAGAACTTCTGGAGCGGGGTGAGTGAAACCCCGCTTCCCGGGTTGATTTCGAGAACCCGGAGGCGTCCATCCACTTCGACCAGCAGACCTACGTGATCGAGCAGCCGCCCTCTGTAGGCCGCGGCGATGACCCCAGGTCCTGGCTCGCATTGCTCGAGCGCGCGGTGGATCTCCGCATCGCACGCCCTTTGCATCGTAACCGGGGTGCGCCGCGTGACACCGCCGAAGTCGGTCAGCATCGGAAGCCCGAACAACTCAACCCGCGCGATGAGCGTCAGGCCCCAGCAGTCAAGGCACGGCAGGGCCCGCCCGCCCTCGGTATAGATGGCGGTGAGGTATCTGTTTGGCATGGGATCAGGGCCAGTATTTGAGGCCAGGGAATTCGCTGACGTTGTAGATGCGGCGCAGCGCGGCAGTGTTGATGAGGTCGTAGTAGCCGGCCTCCACCTGGACAGTGAGACCTTCGAAACTCGACGTCTTGACCCTCATCCGGTACGGACGCTCAGCAGGTGCTGTGAGATCGCTCTCCAGGTACATCCGCAGGATCAGGGTTACATACTCGCCCGCCTCCAGGGCTTCATTGATACGCTGCTGGGCGAATCCGGTCACGTTGTCGATCGCAAAGCCAACGTTCTGGTTCCCGCTGTTGTCTCGCTTGGGAAGCGATACGTCGATCGCACCGGCGATGAACGTCAGCAGCCGCCCGTCTTCGGTCATGCAGGTGATGTCGTCATAGCCCTGACAGATGAGGATAGGCTCGGGCCACGCCGGGCATGACAACTCGATCGTGGCGAGCTGCAGGTCCTCACCGCCTGAGGCATAGAACCGCTCAAGAGCCGTCGCCATGTCGAGGCCACTCCCTGTTCATCGCGATGTCGAAGATGTCAGCGAGGAGGATGTACTCGGGCAGAAACTCAGCCCACCCAGGATCGATGATCGAGCGCTCTCGCATCACGACGGTCGCGTTGAAGCGCCAGTGGTCGCGCCCGACGAGATAGCCACCGTCGTAGATCCCCTCGAAGTGCAGGTGGCACGGAACAATGCCTTCTTCCGTTCTGAGCTCGCACTCGAACCACTTGACGCCGTCTTTCAGGACGTCTCGGTACCACCCTTTGAACAGCCGGGCCTGCTCAGCAGTGAACAGCCAGGAAACCTCCAGTGCGACCGGCACATTGCTGAAGTTCCGCCTGTAGCGTGCCCGACCGCTCTGGAGGGACGTCCTGGCCATAGGCTCTACCGTCTTGAAGCCGTACCCCTCCCTGAGCGGGAAGGGAAGGCCATCAGGCCATTTGATCATCGCCCTGCCCTCTTGAATCCATATGCGCCTTCGATTGCTTTCGGGTAAAGCCCCTGGCCGGACGAAACCTTGTTGGCAAAGTCCTGTTCGACCGCGTCGAGAGTTACCCGCAGGTTGTTCCCGTCCATGGTGGCGGTGGCGGAAACCGGAGGACCGTTGTTGATGATCTGCAGGCTGATCTGCGGCGAGCCCTGCGCGGTGGCGTCGCCGTTGCTGATCACCTCGCCTCGCGTGTTCGGCAGCATGTACTGCCGGCCATTCGCAGCCTGGAATACCTCTGGCGCGCCGTTCTCGTTGATGCGGTACATGCCACCAGCCCCTACGGGGCCGCCGTACTGTCGGCCACCAGCGAACATGCCAAGCATCGCCGGGATGGCAGCCGCCATTGCGGTCAGGCCAGCCGTTGCCGCCCCACCGAATGACGCGACCGAGGCGGCAGCGGCGGCTGGCGCGTAGGCAGAAGCCATTGCGGCACCTGTCGCCGCGGCTGTCGTCGCCGCAGCCGCCTGCTGGGCCTGCCCCATGATGAAGTTCTTCGCCTGTTCGATGCCGACCTTGACGAGGGCGCCCACGACCTGATTCAGCATGGCGCCGGCCAGTTGCCGCATGGCGTCAGCGCCGTTGTTCGCCCCGGTTATCAGCCCTGTCAGAGCGTTCGTGCCGGCCTGCTGCACCTGATCAAGCGTTGCCATGATCATCTCGTTGCCGGCAGCCTGGCGGCGGAATCGCTCCTCCTCCAGTTGCTTCATCGTGGCATCGTGCTGTTGCTCGGCCTGCGCCTTGAGTTCCAGGTAGCGCTGGTCCTCGAGCAATTTGGCCTCGTTCAGCTTCTTCAGGTTCTCCAGTTCGGTCTGATAGCGCTGATCTTCGCCGGCGATCGGGTCCATCTGACCCAGCAACTGCTTGTTGGCTTCGATCTGTTGCGCTTCGTACAGTGCCGCGGCGAGCGCGCGGACCTGGGCGACCTGCTCCGGCGTGGCGTACTCGTTTAGTTGCAGCTCTGCCTGGGTCTGCATCAGGTCCTTGCCCTTCAGGCCGACAAGAGCGAGTTGCTGGCCAAGACTGGCAATGGTGTCGATGTTTTCCTTCTGCGCCTGGGCGAGTTCCTGAGCGGCTTTCTTGGCTGCCTTCTGCGCCTCGGTGAGCTTCTTCGTGCCTGTCGTGGCAGCGGCCTCGGCGTTGACAGTGCCTGTCTTCCCGCCCGATTTCCCCTGGGTAGATGGTGGCGCCACATTCGGCACGACTACCGGAGGCTTCTTCTCCTGGTCCTTGTAGAACTGGTCGATCAGCGCTTGTGTCGCGGCGATGTTCGCCTTGATTTCGTCCTCACTGAACAGCGCGATCGCCTGCCCTTTCCCACCGATGCGCAGGCGCTTCAGCGGGTTGGCCAGCATCTCCTGGTACGTGTTGAGCTGGTCCTCCAGGCGGACAATATCGTCAGACGCCGCGCCGTGTAGCGCCGCGGCAATTCCCTCGGCCGCCCATTTTACGATCCGAACGGTTTCTTTCGCGCCGGCGATGATCTGGTTGAGGGCGCTTACCACCCCGGCCGCCAACTCCTGGGCGGCACGAATGGTCTCGGGGTCCTGCAATGCATCCGCGAGTTCGGCGATATTGCTGGTCAGAATCTGGCTGGCGCCGCTCGACTCGTTCACCTTTCCGATGAACACCGTCATGCTGTTGCGCAGCTTGGTAAACGAGTCTGCGACCGATGTTTCCATCTCATCGGCCAATGCCTTGTTCTCGTCCCGGGTGCGGCGCAACCCTTCGTTCAGCGCCTCGACAGACAGCTTCCCGCTGGCGCCCAACTGCCGGATTTCAGCCTGGGTCCGGCCGGTAGCCTCGGCGATGCCTTCGACGATCGACGGAGTCGCGGCCATGATCGAGGCCCAGCCATCGGCTTCGACCTTGTTCTTCATCAACGCCTTGGACCACGCATCCATCGCGGTGGTGGCTTGGTCGGCGCGCGCGGCGTCGCGAACCAGCGCGTAGGAGAACGAGTCGGTGATGTCCAGGACGTCGGACGTGGTGTAGCCGAGATCCCGGAGCGTGTCAGCCGTAGCCAGGTAGACCTCTTGAGCCTCGCTCAGCGCCCGGAAGGTGCCGTTGGCGGTCTGCAATAGCCGCTCCTGCACCATGGCGTACTCTTCGGCGCTACTGGTAGCGTTCCGAATGCGCGAGGCCATCTGGCCGTACTGGTCGGAAAGTTCGATGACCGACTGGAGCGTCCGGAGCGAAAGGTAAGCAGCAACGACCCGGGTCAGCCCGCTGTATGCCGAGGTCTGGGCGCCGATCTGCTGGTTGGCCTGCCGCACAGCTCCCGCCACCCTGGTCATGCGGGTCTGCAACTTCCCAGCAGTCGCATCGGTCCGCTGCATGGAACCCTGCATGCTGTCCAGCGAGCGATCGGCGGCGTTCGCACCGTTGACGAGGCTGGAGGTATCCGCCTCGACGGTGTAGTAGATGCTGCCGACATTCTCAGCCATCAGGGTGCTCCTTTCGCCCGCGCTTTGCGCTTGGCCTCGATCTTGTCGAACCACTCCATCGTCGCGTCATGCTCTGCCGCGGTCGGGGCTCTGGCGCCCGGAGCGTTCGATTCGGTTGGGGGGTATTTCGCGCGCAGGGCGCCAATCAGGCCGGTCATGGTCATGGACCAGGCTTCGCGCTCGCTCAGCCCCAGGTGCGCTATCGCCGTCGCAACGTACTCCCGTGCAACGAACTCCCCCGAGTAGTTCGGCTCTTCGTCGTGGCGCCGGGGAAGCGGCGGAAGCGCCCCAGTGACGCCGTGCTTCAGCAGGCAGCGCGCGAGGGGTACAAGGTGCTCGACGTTCGCAGTTCCTGGCCGGTAGATCAGGTCCTGATCGTAGTAGCCAAACACGTCGGACAGGTCCTGCTCACTACAGGCCATCACCACGGCCAGGGCGTCCGCGAACTGGTCCGCCTGATGCTTCTCGGTGATCGGGTCGCTCATGACGCGCGCGAAGACGTCGACAATCTCGGCCGGCGTACCGAGCTGGGTCATGGCGTACAGGGACGGCCGCAGGAGAAAGCACTCCCCTGAGGCCGTGTGTACGCCTATCTCACCGATCTCGGTGAGGATCACGGTGCAGTAACGGTTACCGGAACGGTCACGCTCACCGACGGCCGCGCCGCACTGGTGATTTTCACCGTGGTGGTACCGACATCAACACCGGTCACCAGGCCGGTCGAGCTCACGGTGGCAATCGCCGGCGCCGCGCTTTCGTAGACCAGGCCAGGAGCCGCACCGGTCGGGGATACAGCGGCGGTCAGTTGCTGGGTGGCGCCTTCGGCGATCGAGACGGAGGTCGGTGAGACGGTAATGCCCTGCACCAGCGGGACGACCGTGACAGTTGCGGTATCGGTGACGCCCGGGGCGACGCTGGAAGCAGCGGTGATCGTGGCGGTGCCGGCCGACAGCGCGCTCACCTCGCCGGTAACCGCGTTCACCGCGGCCACGGTCGGCGCACTGGAAGTCCAGCGCAGGCCTTGCGGAGCGCCAACAGGCAGCACGACGCCCTCGAAGTTGAAGCCTTCGCCAACGGTAAGCGAGAGGGTCTCCGGCACGACCTGAATGCTGGTCGGGTCCGGCGCATCAGCGTCGGGGGTATCCTCGACGATCAGGCCGAAGTCCGAAGCGGTCGCCGAAGCCTCGAAGCTGTAGGTGGTGACATCGTCGTACGGCGCTGAGCGACTGAGGTTGCTGATGAGCATGAATGCGGTGAAGGTCAGGTCCGGGAAGGTCATGCGCATCCAGACAACAGGCTGTCCGCCGGTCGCGTCCGGCTTCACGACATGCTTCGTCAGGTCGATCAGGTTCTGCGCGCCAGCACCCGAGGACTTCACGGTACCGTCACCGGAAATGGTCAGCGTCTGGAAGCTGGCCAGGTTCTCGCGCAGCGCGCCGACCGAGTCGGAATCGGTTGCGTCGATGGTGTCCCATTCGATAGTGAACTCCTTCGTGCGGAGCGACCCGAAACGGAGCCAGTCAGTCTCCGCCGGCAGCGCATCGCCGCACCCGATGTAATACTCGAGCACGACGTCGCGGCCCGGAAATTTGAGCTTCTTGCAAGCCATGTCTGGCCTCCTGATTAATAGAGAACTTCAAGGTCCAGGCTGTACCAGGCCCGGTTTTCGGTGGTGTATCCAGGCCCGATCGGCTCGCCGATTGCCCGAACAGATGCGGCGCCACAGGGGACGCTGTCACCAAGCGCTACCTGCGCCAGGGTCTCGATTGAGTTGCCGACGTCGACAACGTGTTTCCGGATGCCCTTCGGGCCGAGGAGGATCACCTTGAACCGCAGGCGACGAATGTCGACCTGGGTCGGGGGACCGCCGGTTTGCTGGATCGCTGCGATGAATGCCGAGTCGAGCGAGGGGTGGTCGACCCACATCCCACGGCTGTACTGGTAGCCCTCGCCCAGGATCGAAGCCAGCCAGTCCTGAAAGGCGTCGTAGGGGGTCATACGCGGTAGGTCCTGCAGAGGATGGCCGGGATTGCTGGAATGATCTGGTCAAAGCCCTTCGTGAGAAATTCAGGCTCCGCATTCGGGTCCCAGTAGTCCCCCCGGCCAGGGTCATTCTCGTCCCGTGGCTGGCCGGCGAGAGTGCCTGGTGCTTCGTGGACTGCTGCTGCGTAGGCAGCGGTGTAACCGACGCTGCCCTCGACCCCGTTTGGGCCAACAGTGATCTGGGGGGCCGTTTGGCTGTTGACCAGAGTCGATGTGTCGATCGGTGTCATGGTCTGCCCCATTGCTGCGCCCTGGCTCAGCACCTCATAAACAGCGCGCTCGGAAACGCCGCCGGCAATGTTTTCGACAGCCACACGAAGATTCCGCCGGACGCGGTCGATGCCTTGGATTGCCATGTCAGGTCACCAGTAGAAAGTCCGGCTGCTCGCCGAAGAAGGACATGTCCCAGCTCGTCACCGAGCGAATCTCTTCCCAACCGCTGGAGCCGTCGAACTGGATCAGGTCCAAGTACTTCGGCCGGCGGTCTTCGGTGTAGATCTGGTGGCGCGACACGAACTCGGCGCCGTTGTTATCGCGGACCTGCTCACCTTTCGCTACCCAGGTGCAGGCGATCTCGTAGTCGGGACCGTAAACGGCCTCCTGGGTCGAAAGGTCGAAGTGCAGGAATGGCCGAACCGTCGCCGTGTTGGTGTAACTCCAGCGGCTCGTCTCAGACATCAGGAAACCCTCAAGTAAGTGCGGCCCTTCTTGATGTTCTGTATTGCCGCCTTGGAAACGCCGTATTTGTCGGCAAGGGCCTGAGAATGAACACCTTCGGCAAGCGCAACTCGAACCGCCCTTACATCTGCATCAGTGAGCTTCGCGTGAGGTGGCGTGACACCAAACATTGGATTGCCTGCTCCGGAATTCGCGAAGGAGATTTTTGCCCTCACCTCTGCCTTTCTGCTTGCTCCTACGCAAGGAGGCGTCTTGCCATGCCAGGCATTTCTCTCACCGCTTACTGCAAGGCCCTTCCTGCGCCTGGTCTCTTCGGTCTGTTTTATACCCAGGCACGTACCCGCATATGGAGCGATGTTGTACTCAGGCTGTAACCGATCGATGTACTTCTGTTCGATCTCCAAGAGCCGATCCTTGCCTTCTGCATATTCAAGAACATCGAACTCGAAGCCGGCCTCCCCCTCAGCGTCCCATGCCGCTTGAAGGCGCCTGTTCCCATGCCGGCCATTTCTCAAGTCGCACTTGTGTTTACTCCACCGATTTCTGAGGTTGCATGTCGCTCCGACGTACCGATTGCCTGTATTGAGGCTGCGGATCTGGTACGCACCTGAATTGTTCCTCATCGCTCAGCCTCCCTCGCACATGCAGCCACCGCGCGCGATCCAAAGACCGCCGTGTGCGGTCTGGGTTGGGTTCGGGGGAATCAGCCCCGTCGCACATCCGTACTTGTCCAGGGCGTTCAGCAGGGCCAACTGCGCCTTCCAGCGATCAGCAAAGGCCTGGTAGCGGAACGATCGAGAAGCGCCAGATGGTGCCGTCTGGCTGCTGATGTACTTGTCGGCCTGGGCCAGGGCAAACAGCGCCAGCAGGTAGGCCTGAATCAGCAGCGCGGTCGATGCCGGGTAATGGGCATCCAGGCAGTCCTGTATCTGCTGCAATTGCTCGATCCACGCCGCAAGGATGAAATCGGGCACATTGTCGATGCCCTGGCTCTGCAGGTACTGCCGGGCCTGTTCAACTGTGATCATCACCACATCCCTCCAGTTGCTCGACCTGCAGGTTGCACAGACGGAGGAGGTGTCGTTGAAGAATCCGAAGCGTCATACCTTGGGCGTCTTGCGCAGCATCCACGGTGTTCCGGATGGCATCGCAGAGCCTGAAGTCATCGCTAGCCCGGAACGAGGCCGGGAAGTCCATGGGAGCGGGCGGAGCCTTTGGAATTTCCGGGATGTCCGAGTCGATCAGATTTCCAAACATTTCATTCTCCAGAAGGAAGGGCCCCATCGCTGAGGCCAGAAACGACGAAGCCGCCCGCAGGCGGCCTCTCGTCACGCGCCGGTCACTCGGTTTTCGGCGGTCGCCCTCGGCGTTTCTGCTCGACATCCGAACTTGCAGCCGGCGTAGCTGCTTCGAGGACAGAATCACCGCCGAGGGGGCGCACGTTGGGTTTCAGCGACGGGTGAAGGTGCTCCAGTTCCACCACGTCGCCCACGCTTACGCCATGCCAGGCGCGGGTCACTTCGTAGCGCACGTCGCCCCCTTACGCCAGGTTGGCGCCGTAGATCACGCCGGACAGACCTTCGTCGTCCTTCTTCACCTGGATGCCCATGGCGCTCATGATCTGGAAGTTGTAGTTGACCTGCGGCAGCGGGCGCGGCAGCGGGATAACACCGGTAGCCATGCCGACTAGCGGGGACACCACGTCACGACGTCGCTGATAACCCAGGAACTCGTTGCCCGACAGGGCGAAGGTCTGGCGAACCTCGCGCGCCGGGATGAAGCGCATGACCGCATCGAGCACGGTGCCGGCCACTACCGCATTCGCACCGCCGCCCATGGTGATCATGTACGGCTGAGCGAGGTTGGCGTTGATTTCCGGGGAAACCCAGAGCACGTCGTAGGCGTCGACCTTGTTCGTGCGCGCGGCTTGGCCGAATGCGCCTTTGGTGAAGAAGTCGATGATCTGCTGCGGCGTGGCAGTGGTCAGGTCGATGTTCGCGCCGCCGGCGCCGGAGCCCAGGTTGACCTTGATGGTGTTGCGGTGATTGCGCAGACCCTGAGCTGGGTAGTTCTCGACCTGGATGTTGGTGGCACCGTCCAGGGTGTAGGCAACGATCCGCTTGTTGAACTTGCGGAGCTTCGCAGCCTGCGAGTCCAGAACCAGGTCGATGCCGACGGTGTTCATGCCGGCGGCATGGCGCCAGTTGACACCGTAGCCGGCGGTGAACACCGGAATGGGGTCGCCATCAGAGTTGTACTCGGTGTGATCGAAGGAGTACGGGGCCTGACCGTCGATGCTCACCGACACGTCATCGGCGATGTCGCCGACCACGTTGTAGAGTTTGGCACTCTTGCCGATCGGCAGAACGGTCTGCACCTGCAGGAGGTCGTTGACGATCTCCATGCCGGTCTCCTGGTTGCGGTACTGGATGATCTGGGCGTCGATCTCTGCCCAGAACTCACGACCCAGGCCGGCCAGCGCATTGCAGGCCAGCATTCCCGGGGTCATGGCGCCGCGGTGCTCGGCGAGCATAGCGGCGTTCTGGTTGTTCCAGATGTTGCGGTTGGCCTGCAACTCCTGGAAATGGCCCATCAGGCGGGGATGGGCGGCGATTGCTTGCTGGGTGAGGAACATGTGTCCGTACTCCTATTAGGGCGCCGGGGCGGCGACACTGCCGACACGGAAGCGGATGCGGATGAAGTCGGTTTGGCCGGAGGCGATGACTGCATCGTCCTGGCTGTACCCGAGGACCGTGTCGGTATCGCTCGACGCGATGGCACCCTGGCCGCTGGTGCCGAGTTTGATCGGCGTGTCCTTCTTGTAGGTGCCGGCCGGGCACAGCACGGCGAGTTCGCGACCCTCTTCGACGTAGTTGCCCACGGCCGAATGGCCGGCGGGAACCGCATCGCGGATGTTGAGTCCTTCGTGGTGAGCGCAGTCGATGACGTAGAGGCGGCCAACGCTGGCGCTTGCCTGGGCGAACAGGTCACTGCCATTGATCACGGCGAACGTGCCGGGCAGGAGTGCCGCGGCGGTCTTGCGGGTTTCGGTCTTGAACAGCGACTTGCCGTCGATGTTCACGCGACGATAGCGAGACATGGCTTACTCCTTCGGCAGGTTGGCGATATCGGCGGTGAGTCCGCCTTTGTCGGTGGCAGCATTGGCGCCCAGCGGAGCGGATTCGCCGCACTGCTTGAACATTTCCTTGAGCGCGTCGCCGGCCAGGCTGTTGGCGATGACCTCGCCAAACTTGGCCTTGACCGCTTCGCGCATGCTGTCTTCCTCGGCGCGCTGGTTGGCGGTCAGCGTATCGGCCAGCGCCTTGTGATTGGCGACCAGGCCGTCGACCTTGTCGGCCAGGGGCTTGATGATGGTGTCCGCCAGTTCCTTGATGGCGCTGGAGGTGTTGGTGCCGATTTCCTTCACGATTTCGGCCTTTTCTTCGGGGGTCAGGGGCATGTCGCCCTCCTTCTCAGGTTGATCAGGCCGAGCCTGACGATGGGTGAAAATGTTCTTGATGCTGTTGGCCACCATGGCGACCCAGGACTCTTGCCGGACAACGGGCTGGCCGGACTCGTCGAAGACGATCTTCCCTGCCTCGACCTTGTAGCCGTACACCTCGGTCACACCGCCGTTGAGGCTGATCACGGCCTGGGAATCAGTGAAATCGGCAACCCATGCGTACTGATCGGGCCCGGAGGCGAATCGCTCCTTTGCGGCTCGGTCCAGGCGCTGCTCACGCTCCCGGTAGGACTCGCCAACCAAGGCGCCGGAGTTCGGCTGAAGCGGCACAGCCTGGTCCGCGTTCACCATGAGGCCGACGCCCTGCTCAGGAGTGGCCGCCCCTACTTCGTGCAGCAGGATCGCGTCGTGGTCCATGCTCTGGATGTCGGCGACCCACTCCGCGCCCTGGGCACGCTGACTTTCGTTCGGCTCGATGCGGTTGAGGAATGCGGCAACGCTGGTATGGATCGGGGGAACGTCCTCCCCCTTCTCCAGCGCCTCGACGCGCTGCAACAGTTCACGACCGCCTTCCGTGGACTTGGCGAACTCGACGTCGACCCACTTCTCCATGTAGACCCGGTTGCCGGACTTCTTCACGTTGCGGTTCCAGGCGCCGACGTGGCCGACGTTGATCCCTTCAGGCGAGAAAGCAGACACGAACTTCCCGTCGACCATCGGGTGCCCGAGCGGCGCCAGCGTTCCCTCCAGGCCTGGGTAGTGCTTGTCGATCTGCTCGGCGGTGTAGAGACCACCGTTCATGATCACGCCGGCCGGCAGGGTGTAGCTCGGCAGAACCAGATGTTCGCGCCCGTTGTGTGTCTCACGCCGAATGCTGGCGCTGTTGACCTGGGTGGTGATGTTGACCTGCATGGGCATGGCTCAATCCTCTTTCGCCCAGGGCCCGCGCCCTTTGGCTTTCATGACTTGGTAGTTGCGGCGCGCGCGCTCGACGATGGCCGGGACAAGCGGGTTCCCTTCGTCATCGACCAGGACCTCGACCTGGCTGCACTTGCAGTTGCTCGCAATTATCTCTCCGGCTACCATCAGCCCAGACAACTCCTCGAGGTCATAGACATGCCCGCAAAAATCGAATCGCTTGACCATTACGACCTTGTCAGCAGATATCTGGCTGGACAGTCCGAACAATCCATTGCCAGGGAGGCCGGAGTATCCAGAAGCGTGATCCAGCGAATCCTGACGGAACGCGGGGTGGAGCGGAGAAACCGAAAGATGGGAGCCCTGCAACGGTACTCCAGCCTCGATGCTGCCGCCCGGAGAGCCGTTACCCAGGCCGCCCTCTCCGTTCGGCGTGGACAAATCGAGTCCGACGAGATTCGGGCTAAGAAGGCCGCGGCCCAACGAGAAGACAGAGTTGGAATGTTCGAAGCCGAGGTGATCAAGGCCTTGCTCGAGAGAGGGGTTCATGCCGAAGGTCAGCGGGCAATTGGCCCGTACAACATGGATATCGCCCTTGACGAGCCTTCCGTCGCCGTGGAGATCTACAGCATTCACCCCACTAAAGAACGAATGGCCAGACTCCATCAGCGCGCCGAATACATCCTCGACACTGGAACATCCATGCTTGTCGTTCAGGTCACCTACCCCAGGCGCATCTTCGACCTCTCTGCGGTTTGCGAGAAGATCATCTCCTTCCATGATTTTGTGCGCCGGAATAAGGCCTTGGCAGGTCATTATGGGGTGATTCGGGGTAACGGCGAGCACGCGCCCACCAGCAGTCACAAGCTCAACGGCAGGCCCCTCATAGTAGGCTTTTGACCCAGCAACAAACCTTCCGCGAACCCTTGTCCCCGGCAGGTAGCAGTTGATCGAGTTTCCGTCCTGGCTGTACCAGTCCCTCACCTCGTCCGAGGTGTAGAGCCTGGCGTGCCTGGCCGCGTGGGTGGCCCTTGTGCTGGGGGACAGGGCCGACATGTGCATCAGCTTCGACTGAACGCCGTAATCGGCCTCAGCAGCGTCTTTCTCGTCCCAGCGAGCCCTTCGGAGTGCGGTAGTGACCTCAGTGCGGGCGATGCGATGACCTCGACGCGCCTCGATGCCGGTCTGGGCAGTCAGGTCCCGTGCAATCTCCCGGGGATTCTTCCCGCGCCCCATGCCTTCGGCGAGGATGCGCGCCATGTCGGCCTTGACCTGGCCCGACAGCCCCTTCATTTCCTCGAACTCCCGAGCGCGAAGCAGCGCCATGCGCGCGCGGTAGGCGTCGGATCGGAGGAGCACATCCAGCGACTCCCGGCCAGCGCGATACGCCGGCGACTGCTGCGCCAGGTTGGCGTGGGTCTGCGCAGTCCCGCGGATGTAGGCAACCCCGACATAGGATTCGAAGAACCAGAGGTCCCGCTCCCCGCCCTCCTGCAGTATCTCGTCGACCATCAGGTTGGTGTCGGCGAAGATCGCGGAGAGAAGGGCCTGGTCGAGACGGTAGGTGTACTGCTCATTCACCACCGGCTGGGCCGGGATTCGGTCCAAGGCAGCGACATAGCCATCCCGGATTTTCCGCATGCGCCTGTCGAACTCGCGCATTGCGCCCCTTTCCAGGCGATCTACCCCGGTCGGGTCACTGCTGCTCGCCGGTAGGATCGGTGCGCGCGGCATCTTCATCCTCCGGTTCGGTGTCAGGCAGCGGATCGCCACCCTCGAGCGGGTCGTATCCAGCTTCTTCGCGTATTTCCTCCGCCGTGAACACGGCCTCGCCAGTGCCGATCGCGGCGCTGTTGATCTCGCTCATGGTCTTGGAGTTGGCCAAGCGCTCGGCCTTGGTCGGCACGGTGAGGTCATCCCAGATCGCGGTGAACTCAGCCTTCAGCGGAACCACGCCGATGCGCATCAGGTGCGCGAACAAGTCGTTGATCTCGAACGTCAGTTCTTGCACCCGGCGCGCCTGGCATCTTGCGTTGTGGTACTTCTGGTCCTCACTGCTCGCCCGCTCGCCGGTCTGCATGCCCACCAGAATCTTGGTCGGGATGTCGACGCCGGCGGCGGCGGTCTGCAGGTTGACGTTGTACGTAGGCCCAGGGTCCGAAACGGCAGATACCATCTGCGTGACGGTCGCACCCTGGGTTGGAAGCAGGACATCGTTACCGCGATTTAGCTGACGCGCCGCCTCGTTGAAGCGTTCGTTGAGCGCATCGATCGTCACCCCGTAGGTGCTGGCGATCTCGCCGAGCTGAATCTCCTTGTCGAAGTTCAGCAGGAGCTGGCGTGCGGCGTTCTTCAGGAACGATTCGCCACTGCCTCCCTCGACCTTCTCCAGGCTGATGAAGGAGTTGTAGGCAGGCTCCAGGAAGCCGATTGCATCGCCGGTCCAGTCGCCGAGGATAAACACCCGATCCGGATGGATATCCCGCACCAGGCCAGGGCGCCCGGCTTGGGAAGCCTCGGTGTACTCCCACATGGTGGGCTGCCCGTAGGTCTCGCTATCCGGCTTTTCGTCGAACGACTTCGGCTTAAGGCACCCAGCCCAGGCCGGGGTGACCTTCGCCAGGCCATTGACCTTGCCCGAAACAGGTCTATCCCAGGGCTGGCTGTCCCTTATGTGGAGGAGCAGCCCGGAATACCGACCCACCAAGCGGCGCCTGTCGGCTTCGGAGACAGCCCGCCAGAACCTGCCGCCTGCGATCAGCGGCTTGTTCTTCCTCTCCCACTCGGTCTCGTCCTTGGAGCGGTCCTGATCGTCGCCCTCTATGACCTGCGGATTTGTCTTCCAGCACGTGGTGACGATCTTCTCGACCGCGCCATGGGCAATACCGCCCCGCCGGTACATGGTGTACAGGTCGTTGAACGTGATTTCCTGAGGGAAACCATACTCGCACCATGCCTGCGGCCGCTTGGCGTCATGGCCGATGCCCTGGCTCAGCAGGCTCATTCGCGCACGCGCGACAGCACTGCTCATCGCGTGATTGACCGCGAGGTCGAGTTTGTCAGTCATGGTCAGTCCGATTTCAGGATGAGGCCTGGCTTGTCCGTCTCGCGGACCAGTTCGACAGAAGAGAGGTTGGGGTCACGCCATACCATCGTCCCTTCAGCGCCAGCGTTCTCGACCGCCACGGTGCGGGCGCAGGACGTGCAGCGAGCACGGACCACCATGGAGCGGCTGGTTGCGCGCTCCTTGAGGATGAAGATGGCCATCAGCGGGCTCCAGGAAGAAGGATGCCAAGCGGCGCGGCTCCGCCCAATTCGGTCAAGGCGTAGACCATGGCATCCAGCCGGTCCGGCGACTTCTTCGCCGTCGCGGGGATGTACTCCATGAGCTGGTTCTCCAGCAGATACAGCGCGCCTTGGTGAGCCACCCTGCCTTGCTCGTACAGGGCGGATATCGGCTCAGCACGGGCGAACTTTCCCTTGTTGGCATGGATTCGGATGATTCGCCCCTTGAAACCCGCGTTCTTCAGGGTCTCTTCCGCCATGTCGCCGCCTTGGTTCGTCTCAATAACGATCGCGTCGGCCTGGTGCTGCTCGTATGCAGCCATAGCCTTTTTCGCCCAACCGGCTGGTGAGTATTTCCCACTGTAATCGCCATCGACCGAGAACTGGCGGGAGTCACCAGCACCGTAGGAACTCGCCGCCACGATCCCAGTTTCGTCGCTCTCGTCGCTGTTGGTGGCCTGGGGATCGATGGCCACTACGCACCGCTTGCGGTCGGCCCTGATCTGCAATTGATGCGCTGCATTGATCAGTTGCTCGGTCCACAGCGCCCCCTCAGCGTTGAACCGCCGAGGTTTCTGCATGTACTGGGCGTCTGCGGTGCGTCGATGCGAGAAAAGCGCTGTGCGGTGGCTCTCGTTGTGCTTGAAGGGCCATAGCCAGCCATCCGGAAGACCATGTTCGACCGGGATTCCGTGAGTGTTTTCCGCTGGGTACGGCTCGCTGTTGTCGATGATCACTGGCAGGTTGAGGTGATGCCACATCTCCCCTGACCCACCTCGCAGAAGGTAGCCGCTCAGGTCGTGGTAATGGATCCTCTGCATGATGACGATCATCGGCGTCGTTTCCAGCGCCAGGCGAGACTTGATCGTCTCGTTGAATCGGCTATTCACGCCGTCACGAACAGTCTCGCTGTATGCATCGTCCGGTTTTACCGGATCGTCGATGATCAGCGCGCCCTGCCATCCAGGCTCCATGTGGCCGGCGCGAAACCCTGTCACCTGGCCGGCGGCGGACGATGCATAAACCCCGCCGCCATGCTCAGTCCACCACATGGCCTTGCTGTCGGCGTCATCTCGCAGCGACATAGGCCACATGGCCTGATACGCCGAGGACTTCACCATACCGCGCGCCGTACTGGAGTTCAGTAGGGCCAGATTGTGCGAGTAGGACAGGTGCATGAACCTGGCGCGGTTGTTCATCGCCAGGCCACGCCCGATCATGTTGATCGTCGCCAGCTCGGTCTTTGTGTATCCAGGAGGCACGTTGATGATCAGGCGCTGGATCTCACCATCCACCACCCTGTCCAGCGTCTCCTGGATCACGCGGTGATGCGGCGCGACGATCATCTTCGAACCCATGCGCTGCTTGAAGAAGTAGCGCGCGAAGTAAAGGCCGTCCGCCTCGCACTCTACCTTTCGAGCAAGGGTGATTGGGTCAGCAATCATCTTCCGCGAGCATCTCTCGGCGAGCCTGCATGTAGTCCTCCTTGGTCAATGTGGCAACTGCCAGAGGACCACCATCAGGACCGGACACTTCATGCTTCGTCGCAGACTCCCATCCCTGCATCTTTGCCAGTTGCTGGATGGCCTGCAAAGGGCTATGGGTCTTGATCCGAATGCCATCCTTCGTAGCAGCCAGTTCAGAGATTGCGGCCATCTTCTGCGGGTCTTGCAGGACGGAATCTTTGATCTTCCATGCCGCCTGGATGACGGGCTGGCCATCCTGCTCACCGATCTCGTAGGAGCCGAACTCCACCAGGTCAGCCAGATCGGTACGGGCGAATCTGGAAAGACGCTCCAGGGCCTCCTGACGGGTCATCACCGCATCGGTAACGGCGCTGGCATTCAGTTCTGCCATTCTTGCGGCAATCTTGGGGTTATCGATCAACTCTTTTGCCGTACGATTTACGGTCTCAGGCTTCATGTTCTTGGCGTCGTAGCTGAGCCTGTACGCCTCACTGGCATTCCCCGTCTTCAGGTATGCCAGGCAAAAGGCTTCCTGTTTGGGTGTCAGCGCCATGAGAGGTCTCCACCGAATATCTGCCGGCGCCGGGACCAGGCGTAAAGTACGAGCCCAGCATGGAGGATCACCGAAAATGGATTAACCGGTGCGCCCTTCATGATTCCGTACAGGATTCCGAATGCACCACCAGCCACCAGGTAGAAGGAGATACCCAATAGCGGCTGCCCAGACAACTGGACGGTGCGCAGGAACTCCAGAGCAGCTACAACGACAAGCACACACAGCAGCGCATCCAGCGCCGCCAGAATCGACATGATCATGATCAGGTTCCTCTCGTAGGAAGGAACCGCTCTGTGATTGCCGTTACTGCCGCCTTCAGGCCGGGGATGATATTCATCGCCAGCAAACCAATGGTGAATGCGACACCACTCAGAAATGCGTCATCGAGTGGAATCTCGTACTCACGCGAAAGCCATGCGGCAACCGGAGCAGTCCAATAGGTTGAGCACCCGAATCCGGTTGCTACAGCGAGCGCGGCTTGCCAGCGGTTCAGGCCGCTCAGGAATCCAAGGGACAGAATCGACCCCCAGAACCCGGCAATAGCGACGCTGTACTTGGCGAAGAGACCTCCGCCAACGGTCGTCATCGGGTCCATTTGCTTACTCCAGATGCAGAAAAGCCCAGGTCATTGCCTGGGCCTTGTAGTGTGGTGCCGGCAGCAGGGGTCGAACCCGCAACCCTCTGATTACAAATCAGCAGCGCTCCCTGTTGCGCCATACCGGCTTATTGGCTGACGCGGATGGGATCGAACCATCGACCAGTCGGGTAACAGCCGACCGCTCTACCTCTGAGCTACACGTCATTGAATCGAGTTTGGAGCGGCTCGCGGGACTTGAACCCGCAACATCTGACTTGGAAGGACAGTTGAGCTAGAGCCGCAGAATAGGTGCCGGACTAGCCGGCGTCACGCCCGCAGAGCAAGGAGCCGGGGCTTTCGCCTTGATCACCAGTGGCGACCCTTGCCTTCTTCTGCCGCATGCGTGATTTGGAGTGACCGGTGCTGAATCCGGCATGGCGGTGAACTGGCTATAGCGCCCACTGAACGTTGCCGCCGCGTATCCTCTTAGCGCATCAGCCTGCGCATTCACTCCGTGCCGGGCTTCCACCGGCTCCCACTTCACTTTAACGCCTGCGTGTCCAAGGCGATCCCGGAGTATTAGGTCGCGGTAGGGCCGGGTCCCACCTTTGACCATCCTCGGCCGCGTAGTCGCAACCCAGAAGGATTTGGTAGCAAGGGCTGACTTATGCGCTAGGTGCTGGTTTGTGGCGGCGCGCATGCGTCCTGATTCGGTGGCAGTTTGCACAGACTAGATCGCATTTCGCTATTTCCTCTAACAGCTTTTTCATGCTGTGAGGGCTGGCAACAAGATTCGCAACATTATCAATCTTCAACTCACCTTCGCGGTGATCGAAGTCCATCACGAATGGCGGGAAGCTATGGCCGCAATCGCCGCACGGATGGCTTTTAAGGTCGTCAACCAGCTTTCTAAAATCATCCTTGAGTGCTGACTTTCTGGCTTTCGCCCGTCGCACATACGCCTCTTTATTTCTCTGGTAGTGCAGCTTTGTAGCGAAAGCCTTACAGGCGTTGCATTGGGAATGCCGACGACCTTCACCTCTGAGAGGGAATTGGGCCAATGGTTTTAGGGTGCCGCACTTGGTGCACTCCTTCTCCATCTACCACTTCTCCACCCTGCGTCGAAACAGAAAGCCCCGGCAGATGCCAGGGCTTCAGTGGTGACTTTCGCCATAGGCGAATTTGTCACGATGGGGATAAGTCTGCCTCAGCCGGACATTTGTCGTCAAGCAGCATTTTTCATCATTTTTATCGCTGAAGAGACAGGCACAAGCGCTCCCTTGTCGAGATCGTTGCAGGCATCAAAGCAGGACTGAATGAATCCATCCCACTCCCTGGTCCACTGTTCGGACGACAGTTCAAGTCCGTGAATCTGGAGCAACCATGCGCGGAATGACTCCGGGCTCGGGCAAGGATCAACGCCTTCGCTCTGGCCGCCCTGGTGCATGCGGCGGTACCGGAACAAGACTCCCGCAGCGACATAGCGCGCCTTCTCGAACTTCTTCGTGTACATCCTTGGCCCAGTTTCGTACGCGACTTTGAAAACGATCTCTTCAGCAGCCTCCTTTTCGTCTTCGCCAGCCATTGGGCTGTACATGTGATTGCCGAAAACCTTCAGGTGCGCCGGGAGGGTATCGATCGCCTTTTGAATCATGCCGGCGAGCGCCTGATGAACAGCCCGAGGCGTGCTGATGTCGCGCTCAGTCCTAGTCTGATGGATTCCTGGCACGAAGGTGTGCTGGCTGTAGGAGACGGCTTCCCCATCATCGTCGATTTCGGTGATACGGCGCCGGACATAACCGCCAGCCTCGACAATTCCAAGAGCAGCTCGCTCCGCCGCCTCAGCCATGCCGCTGTTCCAAGGGGTATAGAACGCATCGTGCCAGGCAATGCGCGCGCTGTTTAGATTCATGCCGTTGCCCTCTTCAGTTCGCGCACCCAGGCCCGGAACTTGGCCTTCAGTGCCTTGATGTCCTCGATGGTCAGCTTCAGGGGCTCATGGGGGCCTTCCAGCCACTCGACCTTCTCGGCGCCGATCTTGCGCACCAGGTTGATTCGGTAATTCACGATGTCGCCGGATTTGTGGTTGTTGCATGGGGCGCATTGTTTGTGGACGTTCAACGGCTCGAAACGCAGCTCGGGGCTGGCAGCAACCGTGCGGTAGTGCCCGGCGTGATACTGCCCATCGTGATGGCGACCGCAACTGATGCACGGCTGATCCGCGTCGCGCAGGCGAATGAACTCGTTGAACGCCTGCTGAGCCTCGCGCAGGTGATCCGACCGACTCTTCAACTTCTCCTTCCGCGCCTTGATCTCCCGGCGGTTGCGGTCGGCGATGGCCTTCCTGGCCGGAGCCTGGTGCTTGTCCTTGGTGGCCAGGGCGCAGGCTGGGGAGCACACGCGCTGCCCCAGGCGCTGCGGGATGAACTTGGTGCCGCACTCGGTGTTCTGGCAGATCTTGGGCTTGAGCTGGCGGGTGGAGAGGCTCATACGAACTCCCAAATCAGCGCAGCCGAGGCGAACCAAAGAGCCGATGCAATCTGACCAGTGATGAGCGACAAAAAGGTCATACCGAGAATGAAGATGGTGAACTTGCTCATGCCTCCACCTCCTTCGCCTTCTGCTGCTCGGGCTGGAAGTCGCCGCGGAGGGGCATGAGCTTGTGATCAGGCATCAGCGTGTATTGATCAGGCTCCAGGTTTCCCTTGATGGTCAGGACGTACAGCCCTTCAGCTGCGACGACCCAGGCAGGACGATCCGTCTGGTTCCGCCAATCTCTTCCGCCATGATTGGCTTCATCGCCTGGCAGAACAGGCATAACCAGCTCAACGGTCTTCCCAATCAGTTCAGGAACCAGTTGGCAGGAAATGATCATGGCCAAATCCCCAGCCTTGAACTTGCTCATGCGAAAGACCCCATCTGATCAGCCGCCGCCATGGCGTCAGCCTCGTTTTCGAAGTGAGAGGAAAGGACCAGCCTCCAGCAGGCGGCAAACACGTCGCGATAGAGCGGCTCAAAAGCCGTGTCGTCCATGCTTGCCCAACTGATCGACTTGGCTTCCTTGCGAACGCCATCAGGCGTGTGGATCAGATGGAAGTGACCGGCCTCGATGGTGATCCACTCGCGGAACGCCTCGCGGCTCTTCTCGACCGCCGGGAAGCGGTCGGCGCGATCGGCCTCAAGCTTGGCGATGTACGCGGCGACGGCGTTCTGCAATTGGCCAGGACGCCCATTCAGATCCTCGAAGTACTTGGCCAGCCCACGAATGCCACGCATCTCCTGGCGCGGCACAAGACCACCTTTCGGCTCCCAGTACTCCCATGCGAGATCCAGCATGGCGAAGAACTTGCCGTGGAACTTGGCATTGCGCATCCGGGTGAATTTCCCGTGGACGACCTGGCCGGCCTTCCACTTCTGAACAGTTTCGCGATCTGCCTCGGTCGCCGGGACCAGGCCCTGGGCGGTGCGGATGAGAGCGAGTTCAGCCACGGCCAGCCTCCTGCTGGTGATGAAACTGACGAAGAATCATTCCGCACAAGCGCGCATGGACCTTCGTCAGATGTTCGTCCTCCTCCCAAGTCCACCCCGGATAGATCATTTGCCCGTCTTCAAATTCGGCTCGTTCGCTCGGGTATTTGTGGCGCAATTTCGCACGGGCCTCAGCGACTGCTGCTGACCTGGCAGAGAAGTAACGCTTGCGCGCTGTAGGAGCGAAATACACAGTCGCATTTCTTGCTTCGATTGCAGCCACTACTCAACCCTCCCCTGCGGCCAGATGCTCTTCACGACAGCGAGCGGGTCGCAGTCCTCCATCAGAATCATCGTGAACGCCGGGCGGCCCGGCAGAACTACCTTCCAGCAGCGCTTCATGCGGCCTCCTGATCGGCTTGTTGTTGTGGGATTCCGGAGTACTCAATCCACTGGCGCGGCTTGTGGCCTTCGCGCTCCATGTACTGAGCGGACGCGGGGTCAAACCAGAGCGGGATGGTTTCCTCGACGCCCGTCAGGCGCTGCTTGGTGATGACCATCTTCACGTCGGAATGGGATGCGTAGTACGCGCGGTCCTCTTCGCTACCGTCTTTCATGGCGACTTCTTTCTTCTTGTTGCGCCAAACGGTGATCACGTTGTCGGCCAGGTCGGTAAGGATTGCGCCACCACGAACGTCAAGCTTCCCTGGAAGCTTTGTTTCGTCGTCAGCCTTTCGCGGGTGGGCGACCAAATGGACGTGGACGCCCATTTCGTGGGCAAAGCCAACGATGGCTTCCATGGCCTGTTTCTGGCCGTTGTAGTCATCCTCAGCCATGCCAAGCTTCGCCAAGCTGTCGACGACGAACTGTTTCACCCCGTACCGCCGTGCGGCATAGCGGAAGGTGTCGATCATCTCGGCGGTATTGGCAGAACCCATCTGGTTGTAGATCCACAGCCGACCTCCTAGAAACTCCAGGATCGCGTGGATGTATCCGCGAGACGGAAGGTTCAGTCCCGCCGCCTGGCGAACCATGCGTTGCAGGGTGCGCTTGGCCGGCATCTCCATTGAGGCGATACAGAACTTTTCGCCCTGGCGCATGCCGTGGAAGGCGAGGTAGTTCAGGAGCTGGGATTTCCCGTGACCACTCCAGCCGGTCCAGATAGTGACCTCGCTGTCGCGGAACCGAATGGTGTCGTGAGACTTCTCCCACGGGGTCGCCATCCCCATTACCACCGGGTTGCGCTCAAAGAACTCAGCACAAACGTCATCGGCGAAGGTTTCGGCTCCTACCAGCTTCTCCGGATCAAGGGTCTTGGCCTTGGCGTAGCAGTCGTCAATGTCGTCTCGTGTGTAGAACAGGGCGTCCAGGGCTTCGTTGAAGTCCTTGCAGCCCAGGTCCAGGATGCGACAGCGCTCACGCCCCAGACGCTTGATCAGTTCCTCGGTCGCCTGCTTCCCAGCCTCGTCGTTGTCCATGGCGAGGTAGATCACGTCGAACCGGGAGAGCCGCGAGTATTCGTGCTCGATCCACGCCTGCTTCTCGCCCTTACCGCCCCCAAACGGCACCGACAACGCCGGACGACCGTACTGCCAGGCGGTCATGGCATCGATCTCGCCTTCGGTAATGGTCACCTCTCGGGCGCCTTCCGGAATCGCCTGCCAGCCGAACAGGCACGGCTCCGAATCCTTCGAGGCAAAGATTTTCTTCTTGCCGTTCTCTCGGTCGATGCACAGCGTTTTCCAGTGGATCAGGGTGCCGTCGCGCAGAAACGGAAACACGATGTCGCGGCCCTTCTCGCCGATCTTGAACGCCGCGATAGTTTCCGGCTTGAGCCCACGGCCAGCGAGGTAAGCCATGACCGGAGACTCATCTGCAGGCGCCTTGCACTTCGGGCGATCAGGGCGGACGTAGGCCTTCCTCGACGGTGCTTCGAGCTTGGGCTCGGCGATCCCTAGGTAGGATTTCGCCTCGGTGAGTGCAGTGCCCATGTCACAACTGCGAACTGCACGCCACAGGTCCAGCAAGTCGCCGGTTTCACCGGTCGAGAAGTCGCACCAGACACCTGCTTTCTCGCCCTTGAGGTGAACCCCCAGGCTCTGGCCCTTCTCGCCGTTCACGCTGCCTACGCGCCACTCCGAACCCTCACGCTTGCCACCGGGCAGCAGGTGGTGAGCCACGTCGATCACGCGATCTGCGAGGCGCTGGGCGATCTGCGAGGGAGTCATGCCAGCCCCCTGGAGCGCAGGTAGTCCCAGCGATACCCAGAGGCGCGGTCGTGCGTTTCGTCGCTCAGGATGCGGCGCTTCTCGACCGGGAGGTCGATATCGGCTTCGTGCCAGAAGTAACCCGGCAGCAACTTGCCGTCCGGTCCGAGCCCTTTGCGGATCGGATGGACGTTCGCCGGCTGCATGGCTTCCTGCCAGTGCTCGTTCGGGCCGAAGAACGTCGCGGCCTGCTTGACGTACTCGGTGCCGATCTTGCCCTTGGCGATCATCTCGGCGGCATAGGCCTGCACGGCGGTATCCAGTGCATCGGCTGTCACACCGTCCCGGATTCGCGCTGCCCAGGCCTTGTGTGCGGCCTTCTTGGAATTACCGCCAGCACGCTTTGGGTACTTCGCCCAGCATGCTTCGAATTCCTGCGGATAACCGCTCGAATCCTCTCCGCCCCCGGCAGGGGGGTTGGGGGGGTTATCTTTTGGTTCTTGGTTATTTGGTTTTGGTTCTTGGTTAGTTTTCGATCCGCTTTCTTCTTGCAACCAAGAAATAACCGGCTGGGTTTTCCCTGGGTTATTTTCGGGTTCCTGTTGGCTTTCTTCCCGCTTGCGCGGACGCCCGCCTTTCCTGCCGTTTTCAGCAGCTATGGTCGCCTTTTCGCGGTACTTGGCGATTACCTCATCGCAATGCTTGTGGCTCCAGCAACCACCCTCTTCCACGAAGAATTCGCCGAGCACAGCAGCCACTTCAGCAACGCTTGAGCGCATGCGGATGACACGTGCGATGGATTCAGCGGTGCCTTCAATGGCCTTTTCGCCGACGTAGTACAGGTCCAACAGGCGGCGATACGCCAGGTCCTCCAAAGGCTCCAAGTGGGCAGTGCGGAGCATGTAGTCGCCAGGATGGAACGGATAGAAGTTCATTCCTCGTCCTCCAGCGGATTGCGCATGTCTTCGCGCATGGAGGCGGCGAGGATGCAGAGATCGCTTGTGAACTGGTGGAGTTGATCCAGAGTGATGGTCACGACCTGATCACCTTGGCAGATGGCAATGGAGTTCTTCGCCGGACGAAGCTCCAAGGCGTTGTAAGTCAGCGTTCGAGGTTGCATAATTCACCTGTCACCTGATGTTGTTTCCCCACGCGTGATTCGGCTGCCACCGATCCACGCACCGACAAAGCCCTGTAGTAGTCGCTCAGGGCTTTGTTGTATCTGCGCCTCCACTCACTCGAACCCATACCCGCCAGCTCTTCAGCAGCGTTAGCCATTGCGGCGTAGTCGGTATTCGTGAGTCGCTTTCGCATCAATCCCACCCCAACGGACCAGGCCGCTTCTTTTCGGCCTGAAGGCCAAGCTCGGCCAGGGTCTTGAGCGCCTGGATGTACTCAGATGGATGGCACTGAGCCGACATCGGGACGACCTGAAGCTCCAGCAGCGCAAGCACCTTGCACCACCGCTCTATCTCGCCCTCTTTCCAACGACTGACAGTCGATTCGCTCACGCCGATTGTGTCGGCGACGGTCTTCTGACCCACCGACAAAAGTCGGTTGAGGATCAGGGATTCGAACTCCCGTGCCCTTGCATCACGCTCGGCGTTTAATTGGCTGGCTGTCATGTCAGGCAACCGCCGACAGCACTTCCCACGGGAAAGCCGGACACAGGTCCTCTTTCTTGAATTTCCCGTCGGTCAGAACCTGAGCCCGCTTCGCAACAACAGGAGACATCCCGTGCTTTCCCCGGACCCATCCAGACACAGTGCTTTGGTCAACGCCGAGCTTCGAGGCGGTCTCCTCTTGAGTCCCAAAATGGGCGACGAGCTCTTTGTAGATGGTGGTCATAGCATCCCTCCTTATGGGAATACTCATAAGGTAGCCCAGGGGAATACTCATTTGCAAGGATATGGGAACGCCCCTGATACTTTTCGGATGGAACTCAAAGACCGCATCAAGGCGGCGCGCAAGCACGCCAAACTCACCCAGGCTCAGTTGGCTCAACGAGTCGGCCTGGACCAAACCTCAATTTCCAACCTTGAGCAGGGGAAGTCGCAGGGGTCGGCATATATTGCTCAGTTGGCTGCCGCTTGTGGCGTAAGCGCACTATGGCTCGCCGCCGGGCGTGGCAACATGAACAACAATGAAGAGGTTCCACCAGGAGCCCCGAGCGAAAAGGACTACGCCCTGATTCCCCAATACACTGCTCGCGGCGAGTGCGGCGATGGATATTTCAATGATCACGTAGAGACCACTGAGGGTTTGGTATTCAAGCGGGATTGGCTGAAGCGGGTCAACTCCAAAGCAGAGAACCTCTTCGTGATCTACGCAGAGGGCGACAGCATGGAGCCCTACATATTCGAAGGCGATGTGGTGCTCTTCGACGTAGCCAAGATAGAGCCCCAGGATAAGCAGGTGTACGTCATCAGGCGACCAGACGGTGGCGTCAGCATCAAACGCCTGAATCAGCAGCTAACAGGTGCTTGGCTCATTCGAAGCGATAACCCTGACAAAGCCGCATACCCAGACGAAATCGCAAGCGAAACGTCAGTTCATGATCTGCCGATCATAGGCCGCGTTATCTGGCGAGGCGGCGGCATCGGTTCCTAAGCCCACCAGTAAGACAACGAGCCCGCTAACGCGGGCTTTTTTTTCGCCCTGAGGAACCCTCGATGAGTTATCTCATAAAAAAATATGGGAACGCTCATTGACAGCAAATATGAGCAGACTCATACTCACCTCAACGGCCCAGCAACACATCGCTGGCCCAGGCCACCGAGCCGACCGCTCTTTCGACAATTTGGGAACCCATGCCGGCCTCTGGTTGCCGGCCAGGCTCAAGGCTGACGCGACGCATCTGGAATCGCGCGCCGAGGGTCTGCACTGCTCACGCTCCCTGCCAGGGTCACTCAGATGGTGGCTTTGTACCTGGTACCGCCGAAAGGTGGGGAACACAGCGGACAGGCGCAGAAAGCGCTTGCAGTGAGGACAGAAATCATCGCCCAGGCGCAGGTGGCGGGTAACAGCGTCCGAGCAAGAAGACTGCGACGTTCGGCATGCCGGCTGAGCGGTTTACGGAGACACCAGAAGCACCACCCGCGAGTTGTAGAAGCCCAGCAGGCGAACGCGGGAGAAACACCGATTTCTCAGATGCCCTTCGCAAGAGGGGCATCGAAGAAGTCAACACGCCCCGGTTCGCCGGGCATCACCGAGGAAAGGACATGAAACTCTACACAAGACAAGATGGGCTTCTTGCTCTCAAGAAGGAACGCATTGACGCATGCAAGGCGGCTGGAGTTACCGTGCTTGGATTCGGTGAGCATCTGCCAAAGGATGGAATCCTGATAGCCGACTGCCGCCCGCGCGGATTCGTTGGAGGTCGTGTGCTTGAGCGCGATCCCGCAGCAACGATGCTGTACGTCGGAGACGTATTCAAGCCGGAAAAGACCTACTACTTCGAGAGTTTCGAGCGCGCCTTAAAGAAGGCCAAGAAGCTCGCAGCTTAACCCGCCGCCCTGCCGGTAGCAGGGCATCACCAATAGGAGATAGAGATGAAATCGATCATCTGGAAGCTGCGTTACGCCGTGTATTTCTACCGCCGAATTGGTGGCGATTGCTGGAAAGACTGGCGCCTTGCATGGGAGGCGGCATGCATTAGCTGGGACGAATCTGATGGCCCCGAATACCACCCTCACGACAGCGCTGAAGAAGAGCTGAGCGAGTGGCGCAACTAACCCGCCGCCCTGCCGGGCTCCCCAAAGCAGGCCCGATCCACCTGGCTCCCCATCCCAGGCTGTATCGGAGAGTGGTCTGAATGCGCGGCTGATGCGCAGCGATACCGATTGCAAAGTGCTGCCGCATCCATGCAATCGCGACGAGGCAGAATGCCGGAGATCAGCACCGGCCAGACCACTCCCCCATATAGCCAATCACAAGCCCCGGGCAAGAGAGGAATCCATGCCAGACCTTGGCGAGTTCGCAGCGCTGTTCGTGGTGCTGTTTCTGACTATGTATTGGTGAGGTGAGAGATGGGCCAGTGGATTAGCTGTTCTGAGCGCCTTCCGAAAGAACCAGGCACGTACCTTGTGTTCAAGGCTCTCTCTGCTTATCGCTTAGGGCTTTACGACTGGCTCGTAGATGAACAGAGCTGGGAGCAGGAATGGATCCGCAAGAAACGAAGTGAGTTGAAACCAAAGACTTGGGTAACCCACTGGATGCCCCTACCCGAACCACCGCAAGACGCCTGACAGGCAGGAGAACAGAATGAGCGATTTCAAGAACTGGATAGAGGATGTAGATATCGGCAAGTGCGGTAACGGATATTTTGTCCGAATTGATGGATGCGACATCTTTGAAAGTATCAACCAGTACGGATGCAAGGCCCGCAGAAGCCTATCGATCGCAGAGTGTCTTGGTAGTAAGGAAGAAGCTAAAGCATCTGCCATCGAATGGCTGGAGAAACAGCTAGCAAAGGTAAAGGCCACCGCCTAACGCGCCCTTGCGCATACACACACTGGAGGCGAGATGAGCAAGCCTAAAGCGGTTTGGGGCCACGATGAGGATGGTGATTTGACGCTTCGAGTTGGCGAAAAGCTTTTCACTTTCTACAAGTGGCATGAGGCTTTAGAGCGGAAAGCATCAGATGTTCAATTTACACCTCTGAATGACTCCAGTTCCAAAACCTATTGGCGCCGCTCAATCAGAGCGGACTGACTTCCACGGCAAGGACGCCACCATTCAATGGGGATGATGCGCAGGCCTGCTAAGGCCCTTCATTCGTGACTCGCTGTCTCCTATGGCACGAATGAAGTTGTAACTGCGCGCCGGTCTAGCGAGCCGGCCATCCCCACCCTACCCGTATCGCGAGGCTCGGGCTCGCGTGACAGTCGGAAAGACGACGTAGCCGGAGCCTGACCGGTCAACAGGCAACCCATCATTAGCCCGGTCCGCCGGGCATTTTTTCGCCTGTATGACGACAGCGAGACAGGACGCTGCCGCATGCACGCGAACGCGAGGTGAGACATGAACACCGCATTTCAATGCGCACAGTCGCTACATGACGACGCGACTCCTGACGACACCCCTCCCGCCGCTAACTCCGATGAGTTCTGCGACTGGGCAGAACACGCAGTCAACGATCTGCGGTGCGGCATGGACGTGAAGATCGAAACCATGCGCGAGCACGTAGTGGTCTTCGCCAGCACTCTGACCGAACGGGTACAGGCCGAACTGCTGAAACTCATCCAGGCCGACGAAGAATGCTGGCTCGCGCAGATGTTCCAGGCCGCCGAAGACGAGTTCACCTCTACCGCCCGCGAGTGCGCGGCAAACCTTGAGCATCACCAGGGAATCACTGAACGCATCGCGCTCGGACTCCTGAAACCGCACGCAGACCTAGTGCTGGAAATGATCGCAGAGCAGAACATGGAGGATGCAGCATGAGCATTGACTGGAGCACGGCACCAAAAGATGCAACGCACTGGGAGCCAGATAGCTATCACGTCTTCGGAAGTTGGATGAAGAAAGAGGGTGACTCCTGGTTCTGGTGGGAAGGAGATGTAGGAAGGTGGAGTCCCTCTCTCTTTATCTCAGAACAGAGAATGGGGACATTCGAAGCGAGACCGCAAGAGTCCTGGAACGGCCAGGGCCTGCCGCCGGTGGGCACGCTGTGCGAGTGGCACGGACCGAACAGCGATGGGCCTGATGGCTGGGTTTATACAGAAAGCAATGTGGTCGCCTATACAGACGATGGACTATTCATCTGTATGCAGAAGCCGGGGTGCTGGCCTGTCGTTCAGCGGATAGATAATTGCGAGTTCCGCCCGCTCCGCACCCCCGAGCAGATCGCCGCCGAGGAGCGGGATGCAGGCATCAGCGACATGCAGACCATCACCGACGGCGCAGGACCGACTGTCTACGCCAAGTTGTCCGCGCTCTACGACGCCGGCTACCGCCGCCAGGAGGAAGGGAAATGACAACCCCTATCAGTGATGAGCAGTTGGCGGAGTTGGAAGGGTATTCGCAGCATCCCGCCTTCCTCGGCGACGAAGATTCAGCAATCACCATGGGAGAACTGCGCGGTCTGATAGCACGCCTGCGCGCTGCTGAGGCTGAGCTTTCCTTATGGCGCCCAATAATGGACGAAGTTGAGCGCCGCGCAGAGAAAGAATGGTGCCTGCAAGACAAGCGCGACTTCACGGTAACTATTCAGTACGACGACTACGTGGACATCGACGCCGCCATGGAGCGCACGCCATGACCATCACCATCGACCTGACCAAGGCCGCCCAAGTCCTGATCTTCGGCGGCTTTTTTGTGGGCGGTATCGGCGCTTTCGCCTGGGCCTTTGTGGGGATGGTTACGCCATGACTGACTACATAGTGATCAGCCTCAAGCACACGAAACGACGCCACAAGGCAATCACTCTGTGGCGTTCTGATGACCGCGGCTACTGCTGGAATATGGAGAGCGCAGGCATCTACTCCGAAGAAAGAATCCTTGAGCATCTGGGCTACTACAACAGCGGCTGCTCCAACATCGCCGTTCCGTTGAGCCTGATGCCATTTCTCGTTGACGACGTCGAGTACGACACAAAAGAGTTTGGGGTGTGCCTGCCGAACAATGCAGCCACCTGGAAGAAGCTTCTTGCCTCTGTCATAAGGCCAACCCAGTACCCATCGCATCCGGAGTACCCGGGCTCCAGGCGTACCAAGGAGGCAGCATGAACACCCGCCGCACAGCAATCTGGCTAGGCAGCCTCTTTGGAGGCCTGCTGTACCTGTTCATCCTGGCAGCCGGCCCGATCTGGGGCGGCATCATCACCGCAGAAGCTACGCACCTGTCCGCAGCAGGCCCATAGGGGATAACTGCGGCTTCCCCAGCGGGCGGTGGGCGGCATGAAGAAAACACCCGCAGCAGCGGCTTCTAGCGCAACGCTATTCATCCCGCAGGGGTGACGCTGCCGAGTGGCGCCGTAAGCGCCTTTTCCCTTCCCTTTCAATCTCTGCCCTCGGGCGGATCGGAGAAATCATGTCCGCAGAAACCCAACTGGTCGAAGTGCCGGCCAAAGAAACCGCACTCCAAGTCTACTCGGCCGCTAATGGCCTTGACCCGTTCCTGGCCAAGATCCGCGAAGAGATCGACGGCTTTACGCCGGACGTGACCACCCGCAAGGGTCGCGAGGCAATCGCCTCTATCGCCTACAAGGTCGCCCGCTCCAAGACGGCGCTGGACAACGTAGGCAAGGAACTGGTCGCCGAGCTGAAGGAAGTGCCGAAGAAGGTCGACGCCGAGCGTAAGCGCATGCGTGACCTTCTGGACTCCTGGCAGGCGGAGGTACGCCAGCCGCTAACGGAGTGGGAGCGGCGTGAGGAAATGCGTAAGGCCAAGCACCAGGCCGGCATCGATCAGATCAACCTGCGTCTTGAATGTCGCGACCTAGATTCGACCGAGTTGAAAGCCAACATTGAGTGGCTGGAAGGTCTCTTGATTGGCGAGGACTGGGAAGAGTTCGAAACCGAGGCCGCCCGTACCAAGGACAAGGCCCTGGCCGCGCTGCGCGAAGCCCTCGTTGCACGCGAGAAGTTTGAAGCCGAGCAGGCCGAACTGGAGCGACTGCGCGCCGAAGCTGCTGCTCGCGAGCAGAAAGAGCGCGAGGAACGCATTGCCCGCGAAGCAGCCGAGGCCGAGCGCCTGGCAGCGGAACGACGCGCCCAGGAAGAACGCGAAGCCGCCGCTCGCCGCGAAACCGAGGCAAAGGCTGCCGCCGAGCGCCGGGAACTGGAACTGCGACTCGCTGCCGAGAAGGCGGAGCGCGAGAAGTTGGAAGCACAGCAGCGCGCCGAGCAAGCTGAGCGTGATGCACAGCGGCGCGCCGAAGAAGCCGCTGCCGCAGAGCGCCAACGGCAGGCAGACGAGCAGGCCAGGATCGAGCGCGAGGCAGCAGCCCGAGAAGCCGACAAGGCCCACAAGAAAAAAATCAACAACGAATCCCTGGCGGCCCTGATCGCCGGCGGCATGCCCGGGGAATGCGCCAAGCAGGCGATCACACTGATCGCTCAGCGCAAGGTTCCTCACATCACAATCAACTACTGAGGTTCGTCATGAGCAATTCCATTGCCCAGCGGCAGGAGTCATCCGCTATCGTTCATGCGGGAGAGTCTGCCACCATCTTGCAGGTTATCCAGCGTGCCGCAGCCGATCCGGCGTGTGACATCGAGAAAATGGAGCGCCTGATGGCCATGCACGAACGGATGCAGTCCCGCAGCGCAGAGGCTGAGTTCAACGCATCCATGGCCGCCATGCAAAGCGAATTGCCGAGCATTGCCGAGCGTGGCGCTATCACCGTCAACGGCCAAAAGCGCAGCAACTACGCGACCTTCGAAGACATCAACGACATCGTGAAGCCGATCATGCAGCGGTTCGGTTTCGCAGTGAGCTTCCGCGTCGAGACTGTTCAGACTGGCGTTTCGGTTACTGGAATTCTGATGCACTGCGCCGGACACCGAGAGCAGACGACGATGCTCGTTCCGCTAGACACGAGTGGCAGCAAGAACGCCGTTCAGTCTCTTGGATCATCGGTCAGCTACGGCAAGCGTTACGTGCTTTCCGCACTGCTGAACATCACCACTCGCGGCGAGGACGACGACGGCAACGCGGCTGTGCCGCCAAAGAAGCTCATTACCAAAGCTCAGGCGCAGCAACTGAAAGCCCTTCTCTCCCAGTGCCTTCAGGACACGCAAGAAGCCTTCGATGCTATGTACGGCTCGGCTGAGGGTGTCCCATCCGCCGACTTCGATGCGGCACTGGCACGGCTTACCAAGGCTCGCGAGCGCGCCAAGCGCTCCCAGGAGTGAATCATGCAGATCTTCAAGGACCTGGAGCAGGGCTCCCAGGAGTGGCTTGACGCGCGTCTTGGAATCGCAACCTGCTCCGAACTGGACGTTTTGATGGTTAACGGCAAAGGCCAGGCAGGGTTCGGCGTTGGCGCCTTCACTTACATGGACCGTCTAATTGGGGAGCGGATCACCGGAGCAGAGGCCGAGCCATGGCGTGGTAACGGTAGCAGTGCCAGGGGTCACAAGCTTGAGCCGGTTGTGCGCGACCTGTACTGCCTGCGCACAGATACTGAGCCAGATCAGATCCAGCAGGCCGGGATCATTCTGAACCACGGGATCGGCTATTCGCCGGATGGCCTAGTCGGCGACAACGGCCTGATCGAGGTGAAAACCAAGGTACCGGAAAAGCTGGTGAGCGTGATCATCGCAGGCGAGCTGCCTTCCGAGCACGCGGCTCAGTGCTATGGAGGCCTGTGGGTTAGCGAACGTGAATGGATCGATTTCCTCGGCTACTGGCCTGGCATGCCTCTCTGTCTGGTGCGCGCTTACAGGGATGAAGAATACATCCGCAAGCTCGCGGATCGCGTTAAGACCTTTTACGAAATCATGGAGGCCCGCATGGAGCGGGTATTAGCAGCATGAGCAATCTGAACCGCTGGGAAGGCATTGGTCGACTAGGCCAAGACATTGAACTTCGTTACCTGCCGAACGGTGATGCCGTGGCCAGTCTTAGCATCGCCGTGGATGATAGCTACAAGGACAAGCAGTCCGGCCAGAAGGTCGAGCGTACCGAGTGGGTGCGCTGCGTAGCCTTCCGCCAGACGGCCGAGTTCCTGGCCAAGTGGCTCCACAAGGGTGGTCGCCTATACGCCGTCGGCAAGCTCAAGACTCGAGAGTATGAGAAGGACGGTAGCAAGCGCTACGTGACGGAGATTCACCTAGCACAGGGAACGGAAATCATCGACTGGCCGGCTAAGGATGCCGAACCACGTCCACAAACCCAGCAACAGCAGTCGCGTCCGTCTCAGCAGGCACAACAGCCGGCGCCGGACTACGACAGCTTCGACGACGATATTCCATTCTAAATCAACAAGTTACGCGCAATTAAAGGCCCTCAATAGGGCCTTTTCTTTTGCCCGGAGAAAGCCATGGAAACCGACATTCCCGAGATTCTAAGCGGCCTGAGAATCGGCGCTGATGCGTGGTGCGGCGTGCAAGAGCCGGTTGCCCATGCGCTGACTCACGATGACATTCAAGACGCCGTTGCTGAGTACCTGGCAGCGGGAGGGGTAATCAAGACGATCCCTGCTGGCGTCTCTTCAAATCAGTCGGTCACGTTCAATAGCCGCATTACCGGAGCGTCTACCGGAATGGAGCGAGAACAGCAGAGACGTGTTCAGGCCAAACGCACGGCAAAGGACATCGAATACTGCCAGATGCTCGAAGACCTGGTGATCCTGGATTGCGGGCGATGGGAGATCGGCCCAGCCATGGGGATCAGCGATCACACGGTACAGCGCCTGCTTCGCACTTACTTCTCCACCCGCTCAGAGTTCGACAAGTGGAGGGCTTCCGGGCACGGGAAATCGACGCTCATAAACGGCGAGAAGCCGTGTTCGAAATGCAAGACCGTCAAGCCTCTATCTGAGTACTACTCGAACCCGAGCAAGAAGGACGGCCATTGCAGCGAATGCAAGGCCTGTGAAAACGCACGGAGGCGAGCAGCAAATGCAAAGCAAGCGGCTTGAGTTCCCCGAATCGACGGACGAATACCGCGAGGGCATAGAAGCCCGGGATCGCGGCGAGCGTCTTCAAGCCTGCCCCTACGGACTGCACATGCTCTATGAGCGGTCCCTTTGGCTAGCAGGGCATCACGACAGAGACATGGGCATAGCCCCGAGGGTAGCAGCATGAATAGCGGACTCTGCGAATCAGCCGAGATGCGGAAGATCGATGCCTTGTGCAAGGGCAAGTGCGGTTCTGGACTTCTTCCAACCGCAATGCTCCTGCTCAAGAAGGCCAACAAATACGTCGGGGTCCACAACAGCATTGGCGCCATGGACCTCAGCACAGAGATTGTCGAATTCATCGCTGCTATTGAGCGGCAGGAGAAGGGATTGTGAGCAACGAATTGACCGATGTGCGCTGCCCTTGCGGCGCCGAGTTCCAAGCCGACAGCTATGACGCAGGGTTCATTGCCGGCTCCGGCATGTGCCAGAACTGTGACGCTGCACTACCCCCGAAAGACATTTGCACCTGCCCTTCCGGCGACGGCTCCCTCCGCCATCCCTGTCCGGCACATCCTGCGGCAGAGCAGGCAGGCGGGGATGAGCGCGCGGCGTTCTTTAAGCATCTGATCGGACGCCACCCAGCCCATGAAACCGAGATAGTCCGAGTGGTTGAGCATAACCATGCCGCCTGGAAGGCATGGCAAGCCCGCGCCGCCCTGGCCAGGGTCGCGGAGTTGGAGAAACAGGAGCCGGTGGCGACCATTGCGAAGGTGCCGGGCGAAGACTGGAACGGCCTTCATTTCTATCGCGACCTGCAAGGCATGCAGCCGGGCACGAAGCTCTACGCCGCCCCAGTAGCCCAGGCTCAGCACAGCGTGCCGGAACTCGACCAGCTCTATTCCATGCTCGGCGCTGAAAGTCAGGTAGACGCAGCGAAGAAGATTGCCGAGCTGATCGGCTGCCGGATGAGCCGCAGCGCGCTTACCGAAGCGCAGATGCGCCGGATCTACGAGAACAGCACCGAGATCGAAAACGAGCGGCTTGGGTTCGCAGCGTTCGCACGTCTGATGCGCCGCGCTGAGGCCGTGCACCAGATCGCCGCCGCGCCCGGCAAGGAGGTAGGTCATGAGTGAGGTATGCGCAAAGCACGTCAAGACGCCTGCTTTCATCTACGGCGCTTGCATCGGATGTGAACTCGAAGGTCTAAGAGCCGAGGCCCAGGCGCTCAGGGAGGAGGTCGCGGCACTGCGCACCAAACTAGCCATGGCCGAGGACGCAGCAGCAAAGGGAGATGCTGCCCGCCAGCAGTGCGGCGGCATGGAGATGGAGATCCAGGAGCTGCGCGAGAACGCGGCCAAGCTCGCCGCATTCGCGCAGGAGATCATCAGCGGAGCACTGGAGGGCGGCAGCTTCGATGGGGCAGACATCCAGGAAAGTGCCGAACGCCATGGGTTGATCGCCAAGCAGATGATGCGCGAGCCATGCCGGGGGCCAGAAGAGTACTGCGCATGCGCCTGGTCTACCTCGTTCCCGACTGAATGCTACCGGATAACGGCAGACCTTCGCGTCCTGCTCAAACAGGGCAAGGAGAACGGCGACCATGCTGCATGAGTTCGGTCTATGGATGCTCGTCTTCATGGCCATCGGCTGGTTCGGTGGCTGGATACACGCCCATTACACCGTAGCCGAAGAATGCCGGAAGCTCGGCAAGTTCTACGTCGGCAAGACCGTTTTCGAGTGCAAGGCGATCACCGAGGAAGACAAGGAGAACGGCAATGGCTAAACACTATCCTCTTGAGGTGCAGAGCGTCGGCAGCGACACCTACATCGCAATGAGCAAGGGACACCACGACCTCGAAGTGTTCATGGCCGAGGCCGTCAAGGAGTGCCCGGGTCGGTTCTTGGGCGGCCCGCAGCACAAGTGGTGCAAGACGGTTCCGGACCGCTCGGGCGAGTTTGCACATCGGTATGTGTTCGTCGAGGAAGGCACGCCAGGCGCATGGCCGGCGACCTACTGCTGGGAATTCGGCGAGGACTGGAAACGCTGGAATGGGATTGGCGAGCAGCAGGCATAGCCACCCATCGCCAACCACTGTACGCACCGATGCCGGAATCCCGGCATCGCTTACAGGCCGCCTTAGCACCAGCCTGAAACCCGCATGGTTACTGGGTTTCCGCGCTTAAACACAGCTACTTGGCACCACCTTACAGGCCACCCCAAACCAACGCATCCGATCCCGGAGGAGCAACCGTGGACAACGACAACGAAACCATATTGGCAGTGATAGTCATCGTTCTCTTCGTCCTGGGAATCTTCCGGGTCGTCGGGGATATGCAGGAACTCTACAGGCAGACCGAGTTGAAAGGACAGGAGTTGAGCAGATGGAGCAAGCAATGAACAGGCGGGAGGTGACATTCCTCTCCGCCGTGGATGCCAGCAAGGTCGAGATACCGAGCAACGTGATCAGCATCGGCAGCAAGGGCGATTGGTATGCCTTTGCCTGCGATCACAAACGTGTTCTCCGGCTGGAGTTTGATGATGTCGACGGGTACTTGGGAAGCGATGACTTTCGGGTATTCAGCCACATTGACGCCAAGCAGATCCACGACTTTGTGAACGAGTGCGGCGATGAGCCGATCATCGTCCACTGCCAGGCAGGCATGAGCCGATCCGCTGCAGTCGCTAAGTTCCTGGCCGACAAGCGCGGCTACACCCTGAACCTGTCGAAGCCTTGCCTAGGCACCACGCAATTCTATAACCGCCATGTGTATGGGACGTTGAACCTAAACGATGCCGAAAGCATGAGCGCCTACTACGCCGAGATGGAGTTGGCCGACCGGCTGCGTGGCCAACCAAAGGAGTCCTGACCGTGCCTGACATGAGAGAAGAGTTTGAAGCTTGGCATCACGCTGAGTTCGGCTACGTAATCGCAGTGGAAGATGATCCGGAACAAGACGGTCAGTGCGCCAAACGATGGAAAGCCTGGCAAGCCAGCCGCGCGGCTCTGAGGGTGGAGTTGCCGGACGACGGCATCGAGGACTGTCGACGTGACTGGGCGAACTCCTGCCGTGACAACTTCGATACCGGCTACTGCTATGCGACTGACAGGATCACTCAAGCCCTCCAGCAAGCCGGAATCGAGGTGCGCAATGCTTGATGATGACCTCGACAGAAACCGTTTGAGAGAGCTCTTTAACTACGATCCTGAGACTGGAAATTTCACTTGGAAAGTGAAGCGTGGAAAGATGAAGCCAGGCGATCAGGCTGGATACCTGCGGAAGGATGGATATGTCCGCCTCTTCTTCGACTATTCCTATTACCAAGCTCACAGGCTGGCCATGATCTACATGGGGCGCGACATTCAAGGTCTGCATGTCGACCATATCAATGGAATTCCATCTGACAACAGAATTGAAAACTTACGCGCCGTTCGCCATGCAGAAAATATGCGCAACATGAGAATGCCTAAGAGCAATAAATCTGGAGTCTGCGGAGTGCAGGCTGCTGGTGAAAAATGGATTGCCAGTATTCGATTTGAGCGGAAGGTCATTCATCTAGGCACATTTTCAAATATTGAAGACGCAATTTCCGCCAGAAAGAATGCTGAAAGAAATTATGGCTATCACGAAAATCACGGGAGGAAGCCATGAACGACCACGCAGAGCTGCGGAGGCTTGACGACAGCGAAGTCGAACAGCTTCTGGAGCGATACATCAAGCGCTTCCCTGGTGAGCACAAGGCGGCCATGAGCCGGTATTTCGAAGCTGTACACCAGGAACTCGCCCCTCTGGCTCGAAAGCTGGAAGCAGAGCGGGACAGGCTCAAGGCGGAGAACGATGCGCTGCGGGGAGCGCTACAGGCCGTTCAAGCTGAGGTCGACGGGAATCTCCGCCCACTTACCCGCGACCTCGTGAACATGGTCAGCGGCTTGAAAAACGGCAGCCACCCGAATGACATCTACGAACACTGCGACGAGATCGAAAGGATCATCGGAGCAGCCCTGGAAGGAGACAAGCCATGACCGACCGCGAACTACTCGAACTGGCGGCGCGGGCGGCGGGGTATCAGTTTTCATACTCGTACCGGTCCCTCTCCAGCCCGGCGGTACCGGTAATCCTGGCTGAGACTGGACGGTGGAGAAAGTGGGACCCGCGACACGATGACGGCGATGCGCTGAGGCTGGCTGTGAAGCTTCGCCTAGACATAACGTTCTACAACGGCTTTCAGGAAGTAGCCGCCGAGCCATCAAATGGTGACGGGATGAACCCTTGCCAGGAAGTGTTCACAGAAAATCCATATGCGGCAACTCGGCGAGCAATCACTCGAGCCGCAGCCGCCATCGGCAAGTCCCTGTAATCCACTCCGCATAACCCAACCCCATTCCACCATCGCCGGCATGCCGGCGCGATGAGGTATTGCCCATGGAACCAGAAATCATCCATATACCCGAGGTTGCCAGACTGCTCGGGAGAACCGAATCGTCCATCCGAAGCGCAATACAGGCGCGCCCGGATTGGCTTCCGCCTTACTTCAAGCAAGGAGTTCGCGTGTGCTGGAGGCTGGAGACAGTACGCACGTTCCTGCGCGAATACGAAGCAGGTGACCACAAGGCTCCGAAGGTGGGCCGGCCACGGCGCGAGCCGCCGCGGCTGATGAGGGCGGGCTAGCCCAGCTTGTCGGCGAGATCGTGCGGGGATAGGTGGGTGTAGCGCTTGAGCATGGCCAGCGTCTTGTGGCCAGTGATAGCCGCTACTTCCATCATCGAGAAGCCGCGCTCGAAGAGGCGGGAGGTGGCTTCGTGGCGGAGGTCGTGGAAAGTGAGGTCCTTCACGCCGGCAGCCTCGCAAGCCTTGGGGAAGTAGTTGCTGACAGTGTTCGGCGCCAGACTGAACACCTTGCCATCGATCCGCGCCGGCAGAGACTTGAGCAACTCGCGCGCGCGCGAGGACAAGGGCACAGACCGCCGCTCGCCGTTCTTGGTGTCTTCCAGGATCGCTACCTTGTCGCGGATTTGCTCGCGCCGCAGCAGCAGAAGCTCCGAACGACGCATGGCGGTATCAGCCGCAAGCTCGATGATCACGGGAAGCTCCGGGTTGAGCTTTGCAGCCTCCTCGTAGAGTTTCCGTAACTCAATGGTGGTCGGGCGGCGCTCTCGCCCCTTTCCGTTCTTGGGAAGGCGCAGGTTCTTACAGGGGTTCGTAAGACCTTCCAGGCGCCACTCTTTGGCCGCAATGGTGTAAAGGTGGCTGATGATTGCAAGGTTCAGACGAACGGTGGCAGGCGAAGCGCCGGACTTGAATCGCTCGTCTCGGTACTCGGCCAGGTCGGATGGGGTGATTTCTCCAAGCGCTTTGTCGGCGAGCGGGTGCTCCAGCCAGCGTTTGATCCGGACGCGCTCCTGCTCGGCGCCCTTCTTGTGCTCGGTCACCTCCTCCTGATACTGCTTCAGCGCCTTGCCAAGCGTGGTCCGCATGGCTGCCCTGGTATCGACGAAGCGCGAGCGCGACATGTCGCCCTCGATCTCGGCTGCCCAGCGCTGGGCCTCAGCCTTGGTGTCGAAGGTAGCGGAAAGAGTTGGGTGTCCTTTTCTGCGGATCTGTGCGCGCCAGGCGCTCCCGCGTTTCTCGAAGTAAGCCAT